TAAGCTGGTGGATCACGTGCCGTTCTCCGTTGTGGTGAACATGCAGACCGCTGTGCAGGACGAGTTCTCCGAAGCCTTCTACAAGACCGTCGTGCTGACTCCGGATCAACCGGGTCTGGAAATCGTTTGCCAGCGCACCATGATCTTCAACCGTGCTAAGCACGAAAACACCGGCAAGCCCACCGATTTCGGCCGTACCCACCTGGTCGACGCGACCGTGGATCACCGCATTCTGGCTTCCGATGTGGCCAAGGCGATTCCGGTCTACGATCCGGATGTCGGCGCCACTGAAAACCACGCCTGCTTCGCACCGATTGCTGATGTGGCTCCGTACGACTACACCGTCGCCGGTGAAACCTTCAAGACTGCTCCGCTGGCTCTGAACCGTCCGTTCGACCTGCTGGGTCTGTCCCAGACCCCGGCTCTGCTGCGTACCGGTATCCTGGACAACACTGACTCGCTCGATCTGCGCGTCGTGCTGAAGAAGGTCTACGTCAAGATCCACGCCGTCACCGGCAACGTGACCACGGTTGTTCCGCTGACGACGCTGGACATGCCGACTTCGCGCTACCAGCATGCTCAGGAAGGCAACGATCGCCAACTGAACCTGGCCTTCTCTACCAAGTCCCTGACCATCACTGGTGCCACCAAGAACCTGCAAGACGTTGCTGCTCCGGCCCTGGCCTATCTGGCTGACCCGCTGCGCGTCGACTGGGTCGTTCGTCTGGCCATGGATGTGAACGGCCGCATCGACACCGAAACCGGTGAAGGTATTGTGGGCGTGACCGGCACTGTCCGTATCGACAGCGTCTGGGAACGCAATCCGGCTGATGACACCTACACCCAAATCCTGGGTCTGGATCTGACGGCTCTGCAAACTGAAATCGACTCCTTCACCGTGGTGGGTGTTGATATCGACGCCGGTCGTTCCAACCTGAACCGTCGTGAAGTCGGTACTCAGACCTCCACGCTGACCATCCGCGAACGCCACACCATCTTCCTCGGCCCACCCATCACCTGCCCGTCTCCGGTGACTGCTACCCGCACCAGTGCGGAACTGGCGGCTCCGATTCAAGTGGCTCGTGTGCGGAACAGCAACAACGCCGTGACCAAGCTGCTTGGCTACGCCAACATGCTGGAAAACCTGAAGCTGGGTCTGGACCGCAGTCAGCCGGTGCCGGAAATCGAAGGCCTGGGTCGCCTGCTGATCCGTCCGTACTTCGAGCGCTCGGTGCTGGACATGCAAGACGTTCTGCAATCGGCTCGTTCGCAAGATCGTGCGGCCGACGTCTCTGCCACCATCATCAACCGGATCCGCGATATCGCTTACCGCATGTACCGGAACTCCAACTACCAAGGCGCTCTGGACTCCATGACCGGTGGCACCGGTGAACGTCCGGTGTTGATCATCGGTACTGACCAGTACACCCAGCGTCACCTGATGGTGGATGGCGACACTCGTACGGCAGGTATCGGTTTCGACTACCGTGTGGTGGTGTCTCCGGACATGCGCGTTTTCGGCAAGATCTTCCTCGGCTTCGCCCGTCCGAACCAATCTGGTCCGGATCTGCTCAGCCCGGGCTGCATGGCCTTCGTGCCGGAACTCGCCACCAACCTGCAAATCAGCCGTGATGGTCGCACCACCATGGAAACCATGATTCAGCAGCGCACTCTGCACATCAACACTTGCCCGCTGCTCGGCGTGATCGAGATTGAAAACCTCGAAGTCGCCGTGTCCGAACAGGTGCCGTTCGCCATGCGCAACATCCCGTAATCCGGGGTTTAATTGCCATGATTATAGAGCCCCGGCAATGCCGGGGCTCTATGCCGTTATGCCGTAATGCATTTTTTATCATGTACGTACTACCTACTTGCAATCAGGAGGTCAGTATGGGCTATGATACCCTATTCGGGCAACGCCGTTTACCCATTATGGCGACAACCGACAACATCGCAGCAGGAAACTTCCGCGATAAAACACCGTATACCGATACACTTACCGGGTTTCAATCTGAACTCAGTTATCAGAATGGATTTCCCTATGCTATTGTGGTTATCTTCCGCAGCAGCATCGCGGTTAAGATCCCTCCTTTAACAGACACCACGCGCCGTGAGAAGGGTTTTGTTATCCATCAGCGCTTGCGTTTTCCCCGCTCTGTTAATTTTGACGTACACCGGGTATTAGATGAGGTTGACTCCAAATCCCCGATTGAGCTCCAAGTCATTCAGAGAGCGTACAACGATTCCAAGGGAGGACAAGTTGCCCGAGGGCATGAGTGTGTCTTAACCTACGGGTTTACCCGATCCAAGTTTGAAAAAGCGGGTGGGTCAGTTTACCTGGAAGAGCTTGACATTGTTATCTGCCGCGATACCGATGAAGCTCAAACAGTACACCCGGCCAGTGTGGAGGGTCACGCTATGGCGCTGCGTGAAGAGCAGCGCCATATGGGCTTTGTCTTCAATGTTCGTATCAACGACACGGCTCAGCAGTATGGAGATCGTTTTATCAATCTGGCAGGAATGGTATATCGAGTCCTAGCGACCGCGGATAAAACCGTTCCGGACGGCGTCTATATTCAAGCTCCCTCTCCCTCGGATCAGTTTGTCACCGAGCAACGGCACTACACCTTTGAGAAAGCGGATCAGGAGCTACCGCTCTTCCGAACCGCAAACGATGCTCTGATTTTAGGTGACGTAGCAGAAGCCCGTAAACGCGAGAATGAGGAGTTTCAGTTTGGTTTGAAACGGCAGTATCAAGAAACCGAAATGAAACACAAACAAGAACTCCTGGACCTTGACAAACAACTCGCTGCTCTCAAGCAGGAAAAAGCCGAGTTGGAAATGGAGCACGTCAGGGAAACGTATAAACTCAAAGAAGAGAACCTGGAGATTGAGCGGATCTTGAGGGGAGTAGAAGCTGAAGCAGCTCGTGAAAAGCAAGCCCGAGATAAGGAGCTGTTAGGGCTTAAGGATACTTACGAACGCCGTTCCATGGCTCGTAAAGACTGGTCAGAGTTTGCTAAGTGGTTGCCGACCATTGTGGCAGCTCTTGCAATTGTCTACGTGAACTACACCAAAACAACGTCAAAAGAGGAGTGAGTCTGATGACCTATAGCCGCATCTTTGCTGAAGTAGACAAGGACATTCCGAAGATGAACGAGCGCATTACGCGCGGTTTGGCTTATTACCAAGTACCGGATGCACCGGTCTGGGTAGAACAGGTTATACGCTGTGCGGCACCCGGTTTTCCTGAAGGGTTCCGCTTCGAACGTCTGGAGCGCTGTACACCCGCGGAAGCCTATGCGTACGCTTCAGCTAAACGCGGAAACAAGCAAAAGTTCGAGTTCAGCAAATCCGATGTCTACTTAACCCGGTTGATCTTTAGCTGGGAGGGAGAAGAGCTGCGTCCTGCGCATTTGTATCTGCCTTATGTCCGTGAGGGCGGGCTTATTACGATCATGGGGTCCTCGTTCTGTATCTCACCAGTCTTGTCTGACAAAGCCATCTCCGTGGGGAGCGATTACCTCTTCATCCCCATGAACCGTGATCGTCTGAACTTCAAACGTAAGCGACATCCCTTCACTCGGGGGGTTGAGCGGATTATGGGGAACGTCGTGTGGTCGAATGTCTATCACGCGAGTAAGAAGACTCCGGCTGAGAAACCTACGACTCGGCAAGTCATGAATCTGGATGCGTCGTTGGTGCATTACTTGTTCTGCAAATACGGACTGACGCACTCCTTTCAGAAGTACGCCCATGCCCGGGTAGAAGTAGGGTTTGTCGAAGACATGACGCTGGACAAGTATCCTGAAGATATCTGGTACCTTTGCTCAACCTCAGGAGTTCGCCCGTACAAGGTGCGTGATCCGTATTATGCCTCCACCCGCGTGATGCTGGCCGTTCGAAAGTCCGAGTACAACGAAACGGTAGAGAACATGATTGCGAGTTTCTTCTACGTAGCGGATCATTTCCCTACGCAGATGATGCCGGAATACATGGATGATACACGGCTATGGAAAGTGGTGCTGGGGCACGTCATCTATTCCTCCGACGAAGCCGTTGGGAAGTTGTTGAATAAGATTGACGCCCACATTGCTTCGTTGGACGATTACGTGGACGGTATGATCCGCAACACCCTGTTGTCCGTTGGGGTCTATGTGGATAACATCTACGATCTCTTTGCCCACATCAATGAGTCCTTCACGCGTCGGATGATGGAGTCGTCGCAATCCATGGCGTCGATGTATGGAAAACGTCTGATGATCATGCGGTATCTACTGATTGATATCAACAAAGCCGTCTTCGGTATGATGTATTCCTTGCAAAACATCAGCAAGAAGAAACCGCTGAATAAGCAAGAGATCACCAAGCACATCAACAGCTACCTCAGTCCCACTCTGATCCAGCAGATCAACTACAATCACCCGGAAGTGACCTCCATCATGACCCCGGGTGACTGTATGGCGTTTAAGTTGACGGCTAACATTGTCTTACAGGGAAGTAATGGAGGATCGGGTAAGGGCGGTAATCGACGGGTTGTGGTGGATGCCACTCGTTTGCTGGATGTTAGCTATGCTGAAGTCGGTCAGTACAACATCCTCCCGGGAGGAGAGCCTACGGGTCGGAACCGTATCTCACCCTACGTTCACGTAGATGAGGAATGGACAGTTATCCATAATCCGGATTTGAAAGAGTTAACCGCTCGAACGGAAGACCGTATCCGGCGGTAAGAAGCGACGACGGAGTCCAAGGATGGAGTCCGTTACGCATACGTACTACTTAATTGCAACACTCACACAGGTAGGAGCATACCACCATGGCAAACTTTGATACACCGTTCGACGATGTTCAGCCGGGCGATCTTTATCGTGATGTTCGAGATAACCCGATTTACGTACCCAGTCTTCGCCTCCCGGATTCTGGGATGACTCCGCTGGTTCGCATTGCAGCGGGTTCCCTGCAACATGTCATCCAGGAACAGGCCAATGACTCCGTACTGCGTCAGAGCTTGTTTTATACGGCCGCCAAAAATGGATTCAACAACAGTCACTTTGACACCATGTGTCGTATGGTGGTTGAATTGGCGGATATCGAATCCCGGCGCTCCACTCTCCCGGATGAGGAATTGTGCGATAAAGCGGCCGACATCGTGGGTATGCTGTATGCGGCTTTGGAAGCGGATGCAGATCGGAAGCTGGAACGCTATCTGACAGACGGACAGCTTCGGAAAGTGGACGACGCCATGCGGACGTATGATCGGCTCACGGAAGATATTCAGAACTTTTACAATCGCGAACGCGGCGGCGATCGCGCTCGCGGCCGCGGTGATTCACGCACCAGTCGCTATGATCGCGGCGACCGAGGGCGGGATGATCGACGGGATCGGAATCGTGAGCCTGCTCGTGGTGGACGCGGTTGGGATGCTGGTCGTGATAAGGAAAGTGGTCGTCGGCGTGAAGGATACGGTCCCAACTCGACCCAGAGTAAGGAACGTAATGATGACAATGGTGAAACCTACACCCATGGTCGAGCAGGGCGGGTGGAGAAGGAAACTCCCAAATCTAACAATGCCAAAACTCCCGCCAACGCACCAGATACTCGGTTGAAGAACTTGGTGCAACAAACCTCCCTCTCATTCCAAGACGGCTACCTCCCGCCGAATGTTTACCCATTGGTGTACATTCTGGGTGAACAAGTGGCTTTCTGGGTCAAGAAAGACGACGGCTATCTTAACACCATTGTGACTACCGACGAGGCTAAGGACAAGAAGATGGAATACAAAGACCATGCTACTGACCTGTTACTGGTTTCCCGAACCGCGGATGTTCGTGACGCGACGCCGGATACAGAGTCAGCCTACGCTGTCGCGGAACGGTTGCAGCAAATGGAGCGAGTGGAATCGTTGCTCAAACGCATCGAGGATCAGTCCACTGATACCAACGCCGCCATCAAGGAAGGTCTCCAATGTAACCTGGTGCTGAACGGGTACATCGCCGGGATCAATGAAGATGATTACTGGGCTCCCGCGCAGTCGCGTCTGTCCGATATTCCGGGGATCTACTCTGGGGTTGAAGACGCTGTGATTGCATACACCGTGGCGAATCAGTCGCTCTGGACAGTGTCTGATACCAAGACATCGGCGCTCATGCAGTCTCTGACGAACAGTAAGAACTGGAACGAGATGAAAGCCATTCTGATCTGTTTGCGCTCCCCGATCCTGCCATTGCACTACTGGGAACTCCTCCATACTGCCATCACGAATTACGTGAACTTCTACGTGAACGTGGTGTTGAATGTGGATATTTCCATCGGGTCCTTTATCGATGATCTGAGCTCTTTGGAGACAGAAATTGATAAAGAGCAAGAAATCGTGCAGGACCTGTTTCAGAAAGGATGTCGTACGGTTGCTACAGCCGTGGCTAACTGCTTGCGGTTCGAGGTCTTGCAGGAGCTTGTGGAGTTTGAATGGGATAAGGACACTTACTGCATCGTGACGCTGGATAACGTCATCCTGCTCCCCGTAACGACAACGGATCTTGCCTTGGCCTGCGCCAGCGAAATCGGAGTCATTACCCCGTCATCCATTCCGTGGCTGTTTAAGGCGCTGGACGCGATCTTCCCGCAGCTCCAACCGAGTGCACGTTATAACAAGGTAGTTACCTCGGATGGCGGTGTCTTCTACGTGGTCCCGAATGCTCTCTACGAGGGCTACGTCATCACCAACCACTGCGACTACACGGCATAAACCTTAGGGGTGGGTACCCACCCCTTTTGTAGAGGAGAACACGATGAGTATCAAGTCTGACAAGTGGATTCGCCGTATGGCTGAGCAGCACAGTATGATCCACCCCTTTTGCGCAGCTCAAGTCCGTCACCACGGGGGAGAGAAAGTCATCTCCTACGGCGTCTCCAGCTACGGGTATGATGTCCGCTGCGCCAATGAGTTCAAGGTGTTTACCAACGTCTTCGGAGCAACGGTGGACCCCAAGAACTTCGACCCCAAGAGTTTTGTGGATGTCCAGTCGGATATCTGCATTATCCCTCCCAACAGCTTTGCTCTGGCTCGTACTGTGGAGTATTTCAAGATTCCCCGCGACGTGTTGACGGTATGTTTGGGTAAGTCAACATACGCCAGATGCGGGATAGTGGTAAACGTAACACCGCTGGAACCCGAATGGGAAGGACATGTGACGCTGGAGTTCTCCAACACCACTAACCTCCCGGCTAAGATCTACGCTAATGAAGGGGTTGCGCAAATGCTGTTCTTCCAATCGGATGAAGATTGCGAAATCTCCTACAAGGACCGTAACGGTAAGTATCAAGGACAAACTGGTGTTGTACCCCCCCGCTGTTAAACTCACTCAAGGCCGCCAGCATATGGCGGCTTTTATACCGCAGAGGTTATCATGTTCGAAGAACGCTATCACAATGTTGAGTTAGCGAGTTTATTGCACCGAATCTGGCAGACTCACCAGATCGATATCGGTAGCAAGACCATAAACTCACCCGGAAACGCCGTTCCCCCGAAGTGGTTATTGGAATCTATGACAATGGGGAATGCGCGCGATCTATTGGTCACTATCACGCCCCGCACACCGTATCAAGAACGGGTCGTTTACAAAGCCGATGGGGTATCCAGTTGGAAATCCATAACGTCCTATGTCTGGACGGAAGAACATCCGGTTAATGGAACGCTGTTTCGTCTGGAAACGTCCATGGGGTATCGGCGCTACGCCGCAGTGATCCCCCGGTCGAGTGAGTGGTCAGCCATGCGTCGTTATCTAGAGCACCCGGATCCCTCGGTGTGTGTTCTGGAGGGCTACTATGTTCGAGACTACGACCCCATTAAGGAGTCCTTCCGCTACTACCCAGCGCAAGAGATTGCCGACAAAGCCAAGGGGTTAGTCAAAGGGCACCGCTGGCACCGTCGGCGCTATAAGGCCATGCGTGTATTTCTCGAACTGGATAAAGGGGTTTCCCATGCGTAAGTTAGCGCGTTTCCTGTTGTTTGCTCTGATGTTTGCCAGCGTTATTGGCTTGGTAATTAGCACACTGCAGTCCTTGGTTACTCAACAACCCCCAACGGCTCCGGCGCTGTTGATTATGGCGTACGGCATGGGGGTGTTGAGTGTCTGGGTGTTTCTCACTACAGGTGATGCGAAAACTCGCATCAAGAGAGGTTAATCATGGGCGCATTCTTCGCCATTCTGGTCATCTACGGACTTTATCAACTCAACCGTGGGAATAACGGCTCTATGTTCAATAAGGTCAAAGCGATCTGGTTCGAGGCGCAGCACGGGGAAGGTTCTGTTGTGAAAGCTACTCGCAACTGTGTACGCCCCCACTCCGGGGTCGTGCTGCGTGTTACCTTCAAGTCACGGTTCCTCCGTCGCAGTAAGGAAGATACAGTACTGGTTCGTGTTCCTCAGGCGTTCTATAGTGCCAACGAATCGGTGCAAGATGCCGTGCTGGTAGAGATTCTGGCACGGGATAATCTTTCAGTCAGTCAGATTACTGCCATTGAAGAAGCTGAGGAAGCACCGCTACCTAGTGCTGAGGAAGCAAGGAAGTTGCATGATTAACGGCATACTCGGAGGGGGCAACGCCCCCTCCGAACTATGTCACTCTGTTTTTTCGCCCTCAGCCTCCGGCTTTTCGTCTTCCGGTTTATCCTCTGCGGGTTTCTCTTCTGCAGATTCCACCCCACCGGCTTCCTCATTACCCGCGTCCTTGGTGACATCTTCATCCTGAGTCCCGTCATTCAGATCTTCATCCAAATCCTCACCCAGGTCAAACCCGTCACCGCCACCCGCATCCTCACCACCGCCTTCATCTGTCGATTCTGACGAGGTATCGCTAGAGAACCCACCTCCGCCTACACCGGCTTTATCAAGCGCCTCCTTGGTCTTCTCAGCGAGTTTAGACGCTGGCACCAAGAATCCCTTGAGTGAGGAAGTAATCCCCTTGACATAACTGAGATGCTCTTCCATGGCGTCATATGCAGGACCTTCATCTTCAGTAAAGCTGGTGAGTTCTGCCAGCTCAGGCAAGATGTTTCGCTGCGACATGAAGCGTCTCATATAGCGCGCCTTAATGATCTTCGTCATGGTTTCGATGTTCTGACTGAGATCACCAATCGCTGAAGTGTCGAAGATATCCGCCGAGATCATGGATGGTAAACACTTGTCCAAGAGATCGCTGTACTGCTCAACTTCTTGAGCTTGGTTCTCCATCCGCTTGATGTCAGGAGCCGGGAGAGAGATTTCCAGATTCTGCAAGAAGTACAGCACGAGATCGCGAGGTGTCGTTCGACCCAGCGGTGTTTTATTACCCGCTTTCTTGATACCTTCTTCAGCGATCTTCAGGAGTTTCTCCATGCGTGGAGCAGACCCCAGCGTGTGTTTGCGAACCCAGTCCTCCAGATACGGGGTAAACTTCTCTTGAATCATGACGCCTCGTTTGGCCAGCAACACATTGCTGTTCATATAAGGCGTAGCGAAATCCATCCCCATGGAGATATCCACCAGCTCAGGCGGGATATGGATCCCCATCAGATGCCGTTTCTTCAAGGCTTCTTCCAGATCTGTATCTACCTTAACCTGATTTGCCTGACGTTCTTCCAAATCAATTTCAGTTTCTGGATATCCTTCATGGCCCGAGGTTACCACCTGAACACCGTAGGTTTGGAGGAAGTTCACCATGTCAACCGGATTGGAAGTCCCCAACGGATAAGATGCCTGACGAGTCTTCGCGAACTCATGCATCAGGTATTCCACGGTGCGATCTGGATCCGGATCTTCAGGATCCAGCTTGAGATTCACTTTAACGTGATTAACCGAGTTCTTGATGGCTGCCATGGTGTTGGCAAACAGCAAGATGGCCCGGATCGATCCTAAGATCTTGGTGTCTTCCAGCAGTGACTTCCCCACCCCGTAGTCGTTGTAATCAAATGCCATATAGACGAATTGTGACGTTGGGATGAAGACCAATTGGGTCATCATGTTCTGAAGCGCTCGTGAAAACATGATACGATAGATTTCTTCCGGACGAGAAATATCCACGTTTTCACCGTATAGTCCGTTCGTCAACCGCTGGCGTAGGTCGTTTTCGACGACTTCCGTATACAGGGCCGAGGCTTGCTCCATTGTAAGTTCCGCATTGGCAGCTTGCTGGCCTTCGGAAGCTCTCCGCGTCGTTGCCAACAATTGAGATGACATCTCTCGCATCATCGTCTGGTTGTCTTGGACTTGGGAATAGAAGTCTTGCGACACTTTCGTCTTGACGGGATTACCAAAACGATCACAGACTACAAAGTAGCCTACGTGCTGATCGGGAGAACCGGGAACATGAACAGGAATGACTGCTTCAGCCGGGAAGATAATCTCCAACGGATTACCCACGTTTTCTTTTTCCAACTCCGCCAAGGACTTGATCGTCAGTACGGGAGTGTAATTGAAAGATCGAGGCTTATAGACCAGTGTGGTGGGATCGATGCTGTGGTGCGATGCATCCTCCATCCCGGCAACAATATGCACACGTTCTTTTCCGAGTGCGTCCCCCACGCGTTGCGCGGTAATGCGTTGATGTACCAGTGGCCACTTCAGGACGTTCGGGTTGTCACTGACTACCAAGGTCGGGACACCGTCAACCTCATGCCGGTATTGAGACTTCTTCTTATCGGTCAGTGCTTCCATACCAAACGCCGCGATACCCTTCTTCGGAACCGTGGATGCACCACCGATCTTCACGGGATTTCCCAATACGCCAAGAGATTCTGGCAAACCCTGAGACGTCATGGTTTCACGCATGGATTCCATGGAGATCTTGGCATTGGAATTGATAGCGTCATCAATAGCCGATTCCGGCAAAATCGCTAGCGGATAGCAGCCTTTCATGAACAAAATGTCCTTCAGGATAGGCTCCAGCCGGCTCGTTATGTTATAGGGTCCCTCGTAATACTCTTGGGTTTCTGCGAGCATCTGGACGCCAACGTCGTCCAGATCTCGACAGCGTAAACTGTATGTCAGCTTGCACGACATCATATCAGCCGGTGAAAGAATACTGGCAATCAGGATCTGCATTCCCAGATTTAGGTCCGGCAGCAATTGCAGCATGTTTTCTGCATCGACCACATTTGTGGCGGTTTTGCTAACGACAGTCCCCATGTACTGAGCGGGCGGGGCACCGCTAAAGGTAGACCCCCCCATGGTTCGCCCCGTGCTAATATAGCGCGACTGAACCAGTTTACGAGTCACCGCCTCCGTTACGGTATTCCGCTTAAAGGTAGGGATATTGGCCAACTTACGCGGCTTGGGGGAAAGTGCTTCGGGAATGGCTACGTCAGCAAAGGTGCGTGCCTTACGGTCACCGGTACTCATGGTGAAATCTCCGGGTTAAAAAAGTTGTGAGAGGAAGTGGGTTATGTCGAATAGTCTGTATCGGCTGTATCGTGCCGACGTAATGAAGTTGGCGGAAACGATTGTTATCAAACACCACGCGGTGGCCGTTGCTATCAATAACGGTTTGAGCGATGCCGGGTACGGCGGCACACATGATCCGGCAGACCTGAGCTCGTGGAAATATTATCAGAATCTGGCGGGCGAATATCACGTTAGTGATCGCAGCCGTATATTGGCAATCAACATTGCTGCCAAGTTGTTCTCCACGGATATTGACGGCAATCCTATTGGGCTCCCCCCGGGAGTTTCAGCGGATAAGATGTTGGTAAAGCGCGCAGGACCTTCAGGTCCCATCTATACCAATTTCGAACTTGCCTACATTGATCCCGATCAAGGAGGTGACGTAGCGGTCGCTAACGAATACGCCTATGGGACAGATTATTACCGGGACCTGGTTGCGGTTTATCCTGACTTTGAAGATCTAATCCTAGGTATTCTCTATCCCACACCAACCGCCATCGCTATTGCAGCCGCAGACGGCTGTATCCTATACTGCGGCGGGTATTACCGCCGTCAGTTGGTTGATGGTAGATATGCCTATACACCGCGTACAGATGCGGGACGCAGCAAACAAACCTTGTTGGAATCCAACGAGAGCTCCCTCATTGAGGGGCTGCAACGGTACGTAGATTCCACTTATGTCCGATGGTATAATGGTGGATATGCCCTGGTCAACGATTTATATCTGGCGTCCTTTATCGGTAACCTAGCGGCGCATTTACCGCTAGCAGTTATGAACCATCGTCTTGAGCGCTGTCACACTCCTGAAGTGCACAGCTACCATGTGCAAGAGTTTCTGCAAAGTCACGGGCGACTGGCTAAATACATTCCTAGTCTTCCTCTTCCGCAGTCTCTTTTCCTATATCGGAATGTTCGGTACCTAGAAAAAAACATGGGGAAAACATCCACCTTTGAAACACTGGTGGAAAAACTGGCATCTCCTGTCAAAGTCCCGTTATCGGGATACAGTCTGCGCCATAATGTAGACGACATGCCTGAAAGTTTATTCCCAACACCGTTCGCTGAGCGCTCCGCCATTAACTTCCGTCAAGTAGGCACCGGGGACGACGTTCTGACGATTCGTGAAACCTTGGATAAGGAAATTCCGCTGGCTCGGGAAAACGGCCGTGACCTGGATATTATTGAAAGCGAAATGGTTCACGCGCTGACAAGAACCGGGCGAGATAAGTACCCCGTCAAGTTAATAGAGTCCGAAATGCTGGACGATACGGATATGCGTATTTTCCCGCTGTCGAGCTTTATTGCGCACTTCTGGATCTTTTGTGCCTCCCGTGGAACGTTTAACGGCTCTGTGTTTGCCACGAATCCCGCTACGGGAGACAGACTTCAGCTCACTCCGCTGAACGCGCTCATTTTAGCCGTCTACTGCTTTAATCGCGCCAACACGGATAATCCGTTGATCGATATTCCTACGATACGGGTACACAACATTCCCCGAGGAGTCGGCGTTATTCCGCATCCGCTGTTCGCAGCTAAACCTACACTGGCTGAGCTAAAGGCAGTGGTGACGTCCAACGATATCAGTGACAGTTTCTTAACCACGATGCTCAGTGGGGATCCGACTTACACCTTTACATCCACCACCGTTTTCTTTCAGAAAGCGCTCCAATTTCACGAACGGTTGGAGGAACGGTATCTCTCGATTACACAGTTTGGTGATCCGGTGGCACGTGGGGAAGCAGAGGAAGCTTTCCATAAGCTGTATTGGGATAATCTCCCTTGTGAGCTAGGTGCGGGAGTGTCCTATGCCGATTGGTTTACGACGAATGGTGTCAGTGTCGCCGAAATCGAGGACAGTCCGGATCGGAAAGCGCTCTACAAACAACTCGCGGCTGAACTCGTCCGTAATGGAACCGGAAACGTGGATGATAGTAGTCTCAGACTTCGGCGTCTTCAGGAAGCTGTGATTGAGATCATGAAACAATTCAGCAGTTATAGTGTTCAGTATGCGTACAGCATGTCTACAAACCCACCCATCGTGAGCGGGTTTAAGCCGTTGCGGTATCGCAAACCAGAAGCGTACGGAGCGGGACGGATCACTCTACCCATGAGTGTAGTCTCCCCCCAAGATATTCATCCCGTTGGTGTAGCTCCGCTGCTACGTATTGACATGACCTCGCAGGTCACACTGATCTAAGGGGACTCTCATGGCTGAAAACTACTTACTGACCGCAGAAGAGCGGATACGTGCCAAGCTCATCGCGGGAAAGTTCCAAAAGGATTTGGATCTAAACACATTGTCAATCATGCACCCAACTCCTTGGGTGTCCGAGGGTAATAACACGCGGGTGCAGATCCTGGTCTATGACATCTACGGGATTCGCAATAACCTAGTCATGGAGTACACCCGAGACGCATTAAGTGATCTGATCGCCCAAGATACCGTGGTGACTGTCGAAGGCGCTACTCGTTCACATGAGCTCTTACCCGCTATCTTGACAGATTACGGAATCAACCTCACCCCTTCAGACATCGTCGATGAAGACCTGACGGATACCGCCTATGTACTAAAGGCCACGCCGGATAGTTTAGGCTTTATTGGCGACGTTCAGATTCAATTAGGAGGTACTGGTGATTTGGGGTTTACCTTGATCCGCACTGTCGATGAACGTTTAATCAAAGTCGGTAACTTATACCTGAGGAGAAGCTAATGGCTGGCTCGATTCCCATTACGAACACTGTAACGCAAGGAGAGTTACCGATTGCGACGGAGCTGCAACTCACCGATACCTTGTTATTGTATCGTGCGACCGCCCCCGCTGAAGAAAGAGATCAGGAAGTCAGCGTCGACATGGTGATACAAGCTGCCCGTGAAGGTCTTGCGCCTATCGACTCTCCTTCATTCAACGGTACTCCAGAGGCCCCGACGCCGGATCCCGGAACCAATAACACCCAAATCGCTACGACAGAGTTTGTCACAGCCGCGGTGACCGAGGTCAGTAATAGCTTGACTCAGGTCAGCAATACACTTCAGGCGTTTGGTCAGGTCAAACTGTGGAAACCTACAACGGCTTTCTTCACGGAGCGTACGGTTGATGACCAAATAACCCCCCCGGATATTCTCTACCATGAAGGTAGTTTGTGGGTTGTTATTAGCAACTTTACCTCTGGGAACAACTTTGCTGAGAAGGTAGGCGGCGTACTTCGTTTAGTCCGAATCAAAATGGACCAGGACATTGATCACTTGGAACTAACGGCTGGCGCTAGTGCTCCGTTGTTTCTGGATCAAGAGATCGGGAGTTACATTGCGATTCGGGATTTTGAAATCCCGTTACAACACACCCTCCCGAATGATCGTCTTAAGCCCCCGGCGGTTCTTCATAGGACCCTCTGTAATGGGAATATCACTGAACCCAACGTGGTTACCATCTACAAGACCAAGGGGGTAACCGGTACGATGACAGCGGTTGGGACTATCAGTTTTAACACCGTAGCCGTAGGCGCCGGAATGCCGGGGACCCTCGTCTTCAATGATGCAGAAGCGCTAGTTCCGTCAGAGCGATTAGTGTTTGAAAAGGGGGACATCTTGGTCTTCAAGTTAACAACAAAGTCCGTGGATCTGTCATGGATTCGGCTGAATCTCTTAGGGGATTACGTTCCGTACACCAGTCCTTATTTTGATGAATAACTTCAGGATAAACACTCGCTGAGTCGGAGGAATCATGCCGCAGATTTTAATGGTAGGTCACCTGACGCGACAGGTGGTAGTTATTCAGTCCGCGGGGGAGAACCAGTCTGCGGTGTGCACCCCCGTGGTATATCTAGAAGCTTCTGTTATTGGGGAATTGAATCAGCACACAACCGAGTGGGTTCAGATATCAGGTACTCCTATCGTTTCCTTATTTCCAACGTCAGCCACTGCCGCCTATTATCTCCCGGGTGGAATACCCGGGACCGATAAGGTGTTTCGCTTTTATGTAGATCGCAACACCCCCATGGAAAGCTACAGGGACGTTGTCATCTACACCACTCCGGCAAGTGACGCAGAGACTTATAGCACCGGAACCGTGATTAATGACGTACTCTATCCGTCATCCGCACTGGTGTGGAAACACTACGTTACCTATGCCGGGGTGTTTGACGACACCATACCACACAACGCCGGATTTAGTCTAAGTGGTGCAGGGTCGACGCTGCAGATTCCCGAGCCCGCCTTCGCACACCAAACTCCGGACGAGATCGGTCAGAATTACGAGGCCAGATACGTCGGAGTGATTGTTGAGCGATGGGGCGGCAGTAGTTGGGTTCTCGTGCAAACGTTTTTAGCATCAGAACCCAAAGAGGTTGTAACAGATCTCCCTGCACGGCTAAGGTTTGGAGCGATATACAGACGCCCAGGACGAGACAATGAAACCGCCTACGATAGCTGGGCGGATTATGACGGATTAGCCGCCGCTAACAATGTCTTGTCGCAGTTTGAAACGGGTAGCTTGGTCAACGACTACTCGTTGACCCGCGTGGTGTATCGTCAGGATACCTTGGAATACACAGATACGCCACTGCAATTTGAAACAGGTACCATCATTAACGATTACGCTCTCATCCGAGTGGTTTATCGGTTAGAGACGGTCTCTGGAACGGACGAAACAGTAGGTCAGTTCGAGTCCGGTGTGGTGAATAATGCATACACCGTCACACGAGTGGCGGGTGGAAACCTTGGAGGTTGAGATGAAAATTGTTGGATCGGCGTTCTTGGAATATATCTACCCCGATGGGCGAAAAGAACCGGTTGGGCCGCCGGTGTGTAATGATATCTGCTTACCTGCGTTCAAACGGATGTTTACACTGATCGGTGATTTCAGTATCCCGACTAAACGGGACGCTACCAGTCAGAATCATTCGTCCTCTGCGCGGTGGAAGCTCTTTTACAGGTCCGCTGACATTAAGCCGACGCGACTGAACGCATGGTGCGGCAGTGATGGTAACGTCAACGTTAACCAAGATTTCCCCACCTACACACCCGGCGCTACGGTCAATGATCCGGATGTAGTGACCTTCAATTTCCTGATTCCAGCACCCGTTGGTTCAGCGCGGACTATTCGCGTATTGGGACTCTATACGACCAAGGACGACTACTCGTCGCACACGGTTAATTCCGAGAGCAATTCCAAGTTAACCATACTGCGCTTGAGTACACCGTGTACTCAGAACACGGACGTGCAGCTCAGTGTGACGTATCGCCTCTTTCTACATCCCGTTGTAGACTCGTCTAACCAGCGTACGTCTCCCCGTGTGTATGAAGATTTGCGCGGTTTGTTCACCAAGGTCTGCAATGCTGTCAATAGCGTATACTTCAACTACCGAGGATTGCGGGGATCACTGACATCGTCAGCCTATCAATTGGACGATATTTCTCCGATGACACTACATGGTGGGCGTATATCGGGAGGCACGGAAGCTTCAAATGTACTCACGGATTCTAGCGTGTCGCTCTGGAGACCTTGGGGTAGCACTGACATTATCGGTGTTGGAAATGCATTCCAGCATTCATTAGCCTTTCCTGCCGCTCATGTTAACACCATGGGGCTGTTCATGAAGCATCTCTGGATGGGAGACGCCGGCTATGAGTCGGCGGCTTCGACGCCGACAACCATGAGCAAGGGCTACGTGTATCAACCAGTCCTTCCCGATGTACTCGATCCTCGACAGAATACCTACGCTCAGCGAAATACACCCGCAGGACCTCTGCAAGACACCAGTAATCTTGCAACGATGTCAGGTTCTTTGACGCTGAACGTGGACAACTGGACTGATCCTCATTATCAGAAACTGTTTCGTGTTCGAGTCACCGACACCGGAGACCTCTCGACTCCGGCTAAATACAAAGTCGAGGTTTTTGACTTCATTGCGGGTTTTGCGGGTAATCTCTGGATCCCCAGAACCGCTTTCCTACCTCAGACTCGCGCGGGTGGAAACACCTTCCGCGGAATCGCGCAAGACCAAGCCTACGAGGTCAATACCAAGTGGGGCGGTGTAACGTATCGTAGTCCTGACGCAACTCGTTATGTAGCCGCATTTGAATGCAATCGTACAAAGAACGGGATTGCAATTTACGATGTACTGCGGGGGTCAAAGCTTCTCTTCAATGCGAACACCTCGCCAGCGTTGCCTGTTACCGCAGTATCCGATGGCGACTGCACCAAGGGCTATACCTACATTGGTTGCGCTGATACCGGACTGTGGCGTATTAACCCCGCACTGGATACGGTCGAGCAGATCCCAGCTCCGGCGGGTGTGACGAATAAGGTGTATCAAATCTGTGCCAAGAATGACACTGCAGGCACTCTTTGGGTTCTCTACGATGGTGGCTTGTGTAAACTATCCAACCCCGATGCAGCCGTTGGCGCGCTCTCCTGGAGCGTCCATAACCCAACCACCGGATCGCCTACATTTACCTACGCAGGTATTACGGACAGCAATTGGTCAAACGTATCAGCGATGATTATCGATCCGGATAATGTCGGAGACGATCAATTTCTCTTTGTCTCGTCGGTATTGGCCGGAGGGGTCACTAGCGGTGGCTTCCGATTGGGGTACGTCTGGTGGTCGACGGGGTTAGGTACTGCGGTTAATCCGACGACCAATGGCGTGAACTACACCTCGTTTACCTGGACTCTGGCTAACCTATTGCGGATCTCTGACTCCATTCGCTGTGTCGACGGATGGTGGGTGGCGGGGGTGTCAAACCCACTGGGTAATGACCGGACCATGTTGAGGTTCCAATACGGTGCCAACAATATGCAGGCCAGTTACCTCTATGGTCCTGAAACCGCCTCCGCACAATGTCGTGCAGTCCCTGCGACTATTGGTGGAAACAAAGGCTTCCTGTCATCTCATGTTGCAGGATATAGTGGTAACTTTCCGAGCGTGTTCACCAAGACAAGCGGGATTGCGTCGTTCACCAATGGTACCTATCTGTCGAACGGGAATGCGAACTGTGAGTTTGCAGTACGCACCGGGATCACGTCGGCAACAACGGAACTCAGCGCGTACTCGGGAGATACCACGGGGCTTTTGTGTCGCCCGCTGATCTATCTCCCTGGGAGCAATATGTTCTTCTCCTACGAGGGTGATCAGGCCGACGCCTACGGGGTAACCCCCTTCATGCTACCGCCAACCCATGCGAAATACAGTACGTATGAAAGTGCGTTCTGGAAGAAGTACGGCTGGGATGGCGGTGCCTGGGTGCGTGATCACGCGGGTGCGAGAGATGTCCACGCGAGTCTCGAAACCGCACCAGATATGAATGGCTTGCGAATCTCATTTAGCAATGGAGTGAGTGGAACGTCGTTTGTGGCTAATGAGTACTGGATCGGAACGCTTGGACTGGGGCTCATGAAAGACAATGGGACGACGTATAGCTGCAACTTCGCATACACCACAGACGCCACTGCCCCACTTACTCAGATAGACACTGTTCCGACCACTCCCTTAGGTACCCGTGTTGATGAACCTGTTACGTTCTCACCCGCTTCGCCGGATGCGGACGGTAAAGACACGGCTGCTAACGGGGTTATGTTCCGCTGTCTCCAAAATAAGGGACTACTGATCCACCGTGCTCAGACGAGTAATAGTAGCGGACACCTCGTAGCGGACCAACTGATCCCGGCTAACTCAGATTTCGATCTACGCTTCAAATGGATCAGTTTCGAGGGTAATGGTCAGGAAAAAGCTCTGGGGGTAGCAACTGGCGCCACCACGTATGACTACAGCACCGGAACATTGCGTTTTCAGTACAACGCCACCACCGGTAATTTGGAAGTCTACAATAACGCCACTCTCGTGGGTAGCGTTATCACGACTCCATCCATTGACGCCGAGTGCCGCATCGCGCGAGTTGGCACTACGTTGTCGGCGTATTACAACGGAACACTGGTTGGAACGGTCTCTAGTAGTACCTCAGCCTTTTCAATCTTAGCACGAGGAACCTCTGGAGCCAACGAAAACGGGTGGTACGACATGATGCTAAGCTATACGGAAGCTCGTCGTGTCCTGATCGTTGGTGACGATCCGTCAAACACAGGGTATTACAGCCCGAAGTTCTCGGGATTGACCTCTTCGGGAATCATCGGTGACACCAAGGTATTGATTGGCAGCGGATCCCCACTCCAGGCTATCCTGGACTATACACCCGCGGGTAATCCTCTCACCGGGACGGGGGTTGTCAAAGTCGCCAGCGGTGCTGGATGGTTGATTTTTCACGATAGTGAGGCAGCCAATCCGGTTACCGTGAAAACGGTAGCCCACTACTTCGACGACAACTTCTGATAGGCGCCACCGTAGGCACATTCTGTGTGAGGTGGGTACGGCGGCATAATGCGGGAGCGAGTGCTCCCGCAGCATGTCTTGATTCTTACACCATAGGAGCAAACCATGTCTGATGGGACCGATCTGTCACTGACCGGGCGTGTTAGGCTCGTCATCAACATCAACACCTGCAATCCACAGAATCGACAGCCGTTTACGGTGGACGATCTGGTATTTGAAAACCCGCTCCCGAACTCGTCTTACGATCCGCGTAATACGAAGATCACGATAAGGCCTACAGACACCCAACGTTTTTCGGGTAAACGAACTCTGTTTTATCGGAGAATTGACCTGACTGACGCCATTGGGGAGACCTGGCCCGAACTGGTCAGACCTGGGCTAACTGAATCACACGAGCTCCTTCCCGTACTGTTGGAAGAGTGCGGGATTAATCTAGAGACTGAGGATGTTCTTAATGAATCTCTGGTCGGACTGGGAGACTACACCTTTACCGCATCTCCGGGCAGTATAGGATGGGTAGGTGAAGCCACGGTTTTATTAATGCACTTAGCATTACCTCCTGATGATTCGTTGATACTGCGAGTGGATGACCAGACTCTCCTCGATCTCGGTGGTTACTTTATGAGGCTCGATTGATATGTCATACACCATACCCTTGGCCAATACCAAGGACGTCAAACAACTCAGTCCATTACCAGGAGGGTTGATAGATACGGATCTGGTATTTGTTCAACGACCAGTGGGTTCTGACGCTGGAGTTTATCGAATCGATATCGAGGAGCTCCGTGGAACGGTCCTTGCATCTGTCAATACCTTCATTTACATTGGGTATGCCGACGACGCCGTCGGCACCGGCTTCACCACGACCTTCGACCCCCAGAAAAACTGGCTGGCGATTTTAGGTTCACCCACGGCTATCCCCGCTCCATCTGTTGACGATTTCGCCGGTCTTTGGAAATACTACGGTAATCAAGATCTTGACGGCGGAACCTACTAAACACCTTTCATCACCCCAACGTTTCCTTAAAAGGCACCATCATGTCCAACGTTATTCGCATCAAACGCAGCGCCGTCACCGCCGCCCCCGCTACCCTGCAAGACGGCGAGCTGGCTTATAGCCACGCCAGCGGCACACTCTTTATTGGTAACGGCAGCAACGTCTACGGTATCGGCGGTAAGGCCGACCACGATAAACTGGCGGGAATCGCCGATGGCGCCCAGGTCAACACGGTGGACAGCGTCAACGGCGAAACAGGCGCTGTCGTTATTACCAAATCGACCATCAGCTTGGGCAACGTTCAGAACGTCGACACAACCAACGCATCCAACATCACCAGTGGTACGCTGAACATTGCGCGCCTGCCTGCGGCCGCCATTGAGCGACTGGTGCCGGTGGTTAACACCGCGGCCCGTTACGCACTGACTACCGCCGAAGTTCAGGTTGGCGATACTGTCAAAGAAACTGCCACTGGTCTTCTTTATTTCGTGGTGGATGACACCAAACTGGACCAAGCGGATGGTTACGTGGAGTACACCGCGGGGACTGCGAGTTCTGTGGATTGGTCGGGGGTTCTTAACGTTCCGGCGGCTATCAGTGACCTCGGTGTTATCACTGGGGCGATCGCGGGTGACGTCCTCAGTTTTGACGGTACCAATTGGACCAATATCCCGCTGGATACCAATGCGATCGCCGGTTTTACAGACGATGTTAACGCGCTGATCGTGGCTACTCCGTTGGAAAATCTTTCCAACGTGAGTCTTACGGCTATCGGTAATAACCATTTGTTGCGGTGGAACTCCACCATTTCCTCTTGGGAAAACGTTGATCCTGGGGAAACGATTCCCGGCACTACCGGTCAATTCCTCCGGTATTCCGGAGACGGCTTCTGGGAAGGCCAGACTGTAGTCATTGACGATCTTGACGATGTTGTCATCAATACTCCCGCTACTGGTGAGGTGTTGATGTTTGACGGAACTGATTGGATTAATGGTGCTATCGACGGCGGTTCTTTCTGACCCTTTACACGTGTCCAGAGGGTGGCCCAGCCACCCTCTGGATTTTTTGACGGCTAAATAGCCAGGAGTCAGCCATATGGCAACCCCCGTTCGTTTAAAGCGTAGTTCAGTCCCCGGAAAAATTCCCACCGTTGGGGATATTGCCTTGGGTGAAGTAGCCATCAATACCTATGATGGTAAAATGTTTATCAAGAAGGACAACGGTGTTGAAAGTATTGTTGAGTTAGGCACCGGAGGAGGAGGAGGAGGTAGTCAGACCATTCCTCTGTGGGACATTACTCCCACTATTAACACAACGATTTTAACAGCATCTGTCATTGATAGCGTCGATATTATTGTTGACGGCCAGACTGGTGAGTTCGTGTTTGATGTGACCGGAGCCGAACCGTCCCTGGGGTATGGATCAGCCGGTTTCGGGGTTGTCAAAACAGATCTTGTTACAGATTTCATTACTGCATCCAAAACATTTCGTTTTGGATGGGAGATTACCACAGCACCAAACGGCGCAGTCTATCAAGTCGGTATGATGCTTGCTCCAGCGTCATACTCCGCTACTGCATTACGCGATGCTTACACGGGAGCAGGGGTTGGGGGTATATCGGCACTCATTACTGATACTGCATTCGGACAAAACCAACAGACAACGCTTGATACTTCGATTGCTGACAACTCCTTCCCTTATCCGGGTGGTGGATCGCAGATTTATCACAACATCAGTACGCAGAATCTGGCAGTTGAGTTGGGGCGTAAGACACTGCTTGTTGTGGGTCGTACGACAAACGAGCTCTCGTTCGCAGCAGTCAGCGTGTCACCCGATAACACCCAGCACGATATTGTTACCACGAACATCTATACGGACGGACCCGTTAATCCAGAGCTGGCAGTGTTCTACGTCGTAGTTACGCTAGATGTTGGAAACGGGTACGAGCCTATCGGGATAACTCCGCGGCTGACGCTTGACGCGCCTAGCTATGCGGTTTCTGGCACAACTGCGGGAACCGCAGGGTTGACTCAGCCAAACTGGGATAACTACTTTCCAGGGCAGCCGATTCAGCCAGCGGTTGATATTGTTACCCACGCGGTTTTCCCACCTAATGTCGCCCAAGGAATGCTGCTGAAAACGTGGCTGGACCCTCTCTTTACGCCACTGATCTTACCAATGCCTTATGGGCACACGGTAGGGGATAGTGCAATTGTCTATATTGACAGCGTGACGGGTACTCCTTCATTTACGCTGTACATGGACGAGGATGCTGTATCTGCGGAATTGCTAAGCAGTCAGCAAACCATAGAGCAGAACCTGAACGCAGCCATCGCCGGCGTAACCACTCTTGCACAACGTGCACAGCAAAGCACGAGCGAAGTCGTGGTGTATTGTCACACCGTTAGTCCTCAGCAAGCTCTTCCGGCCTCCGCTTCTTTTGCGACATTCGATGCAGCGTATGAGTACCTGATCACATTACCCCCCTCTCTTAAGAAGAGACTGGTTCTTGATGATCGCGGTTTTACCGGTCAGTATGGGGAACTATCGCTGACTCGTGCCAACCTTGGTTATATAACGCCCAACAAGGTTTACGCGTTGTTTGCCAACAACATTACTTTGTCCACATATCGCGCCTACACGCACCCAGTTACCCCCCACAGCAGTTTTCAATGGGGGGTTGGGCTGTCGCATTTCTGGTTCGATTGCAAGGTAGATGGCTTGATGCTGGATTCCTTTGTTGGCGAACTGCGATACAATGCTGATGCCTTTTCACCCATGGTAAACATAGGGGCGACAGTGACCGCAGCCTGGGCTGGAGGTGATGTTGTAAGCGACTGCTTGCGAGTACACGAAAACTGCTCCATTTTCTTCAATAATGGCGTCAACGCGGACACTGGCGGACGAATACGCATAGGGCATGACAACTACATTGTGGCGGAGTTCCAGAGAAATTCTTTGGACCCCATGACGTCAGCCGTCGTTATTGATATTGCTGATAACTCAGCAATCGAGTTAGGGGCTGGAAATCCGAGTGGGTTGCTGTTACCAAGAACCGATCCAAGTCTTCCGTGTATTGAAGTCAACTACTACGAAGATTTGGCTAACGTAAAGTACGACTCCAGCGGAGCCGTCAGTGCGGGTTATCAGAATTACGTCCAACTGAACCCGTTATACGGCGCCCTGAAACGCCTTTACCCAAATGTAAAATTGGTGAGGCGGTTGGGTGATTTCTCGACCAATCTGGTCGACACAAACACGTGGTTGGTTGAGCCGGGTAAGTATTTGGTTGTTGGCGATGTCAATCTAGGTATCGAGATGCTTCGGTGCAACTCTGTATCTGGTCAGCGGGTGGAAATCATGGGGCTTCCAAATGCGGTTATTCGAAGCACCTCGGGCACCATCATATCAACCCCGTTGGGCGCAATACTGACTCTTCGTGACCTGACTCTTTCTGCCGACGGGAGCTCTCCGGCGGTTATTAACACGGGGTCTCAAGCATATACGCGACTTGAGAACCTCGTGTTTGACACCACGGATCCCTTGGACTTAGCCGGTGGTGCAGGCATTATTGCCAAGAATATTGTCTGTAACACGATTACGAACCCAATACGCATGACGTCCTACGGTGATGTTATCGTCGATGGGGTGCAGGGGACCGCGAACGATACCGCGTTCATGTCAGTTTACATGAATGATTCCGATGGGCGGTTAACTTTATCCAATATGGATGTGCGGTACACCGGAGTTTCTCCTCCCGCTGGAGTCATTGATTTTGACGCCATCTACACCTCCAATGATAATATCCCTGCACGAAAACTCCGGCTGCGGAATGTGTCTGTCTACCCCGGTGATGCATATAGCCCCCTACCCGCTAAGATGTTCAGCATTGCTGGGGCTGCCTACGATCATCTGGGTGATCACTCGGTCGATGTTGAGAATGAGTGCTTCTTGACGGAGTATCACGATGTCAATGATGTCACGGTGACGATAAGCACGGCGAACACACTGGTAGACATGACGTCAGCGTCCGCACAAACTCACGGGAAGGGCTTTACCCGGGCAGGAACGTACATTCGTTCAAACACCATGGAGATTTTCCGGCGGCGCTACGAGGTGTCCTTATACGCCGAGGTGAGTATCCCCGCAGGGGTTGCTACCGGGATTATTCATTTGGACTTTGGGGGCGATCAGGTGTTTGATATCTCGGTGTACTGCGCCGATACGCTCGCGAAATACCCAGTCAGTTTCTCGCGTTACGTTACGCTGGACCCCAATGATCAATTCAATGTTCAAGGGACTATCGTTGAAATCACCGGGGTGTTAACCCTGTCCAATTTCAGGTTGGCTGTTCGTCAACTTCCTTAACCTACGGAGTTTATCATGCTGACATCAGCTCAGTGTCAAAAGAAGTACGGATCCCCCGAAACCGAGAAGTTCATGACGGTTTGGGATGTCCCCACGGAATTGGAAATCGGTGTGATCCCCAAGCGCGTGTACTGCAACCGGGATATGGTGAAGCCGCTGGAGCAGGCGTTTCGTAACCTTATCCGGACGGGTTTTGTCAAGGAATTGCGTACGTGGGATGGTTGCTTCAATATCCGCAAGAAACGCGGAGGAGCCAGTCCGTCTCTCCATTCTTGGGGGGTTGCTATTGACGTCAACGCGGCATGGAACGGCTTCGGTAAGTCACCTACGCTCTCTCCGGGGTTTGTGAAGTGTTTCACGGACGCAGGTTTCGATTGGGGCGGTGTCTGGAGCAAACCCGACGGCATGCACTTTCAACTCAAGACCATTCCTATCTGAAGAGGTTATTATGGCTAAGGTAACTCCTCCCGCTTTTCAACTGGTCTCTGACTGGAAACAAAGCTGGAAGTATTTCAGCGTGCAACTGACCACGATCATGATTGTGCTTCAGGTGCTGGAAGAAAACCTCCCGGTTGTTCAGGCGTATCTGCCGGAAGGCTGGGTCAAGTACATCGGTCTGGCAATTCTCGTGGGGCGCATTATCCAGCAAGGTAATGCTGTCGTTGCGAAAGATGAACCTGTCCCCGACGAAAGTAAACCGTAACACGCGAGTCTTTCTGACAGCATGGGTAGCTCCATGCTGTCAGAAATTACTATGCAGCCGTAATTCTTTGTAGCCCATCACCTGCTTTGTAGGATTCATTATGCAAACCATTACCCGTTCCGTCTACGGAAGCCAAGTGCAAACCGCACTGCTGCTGAAACTGAATCACGACATCCCCACGAATGCTTCGGTAGCAGAAGCGTTGAACGACCCTCTGGCGGTTCCGTACCAACCTTCACCAGTCACCGCTGGAATGGAAGTCTTTGCGGATTACAATCCCGCTGACGACACCCAGTTTCTGACAACCCGTTATCTGGTTATTGGTAACAAAGCGCACTACAACGTTACAGGACCCGTGGGTTCACCCCCCACTCAGGATACCTTGCCGCATAAAGCCAGGCATTCTGGTCTCTATGGGATGATTCCGTTTATTGCCCGGCCGGTAACTTCGGATCTCACCTCTTTGGAACGGGAAAAGTACCGTCTGCGGAAGACCTTGTATCGGGACGGTGTACTATACGCCGTCTATTTCGGTCGAGTCATCGATACAGGCACCATCGCTGTAGAAACCACACTGACAACGGTCACGGGTGGAGTTTCTGTTACTACGCCGTTTGCACCGACTGTAAACGACCGTCGTCCGGCATTGCCCGATATCGGAACCACTAACGACGGTAGCTACATGCGGGTTTCTGCTGTCATGACCGTATCCTTTACCCCTGCTGAAGTCCAAGCAATCATCGATGCTGTGACGTTGTTTTACGGAGACGCCAATTACGCAGTCATCTCCGAAATGGGACTCTGCACCGGGGTTGAGAAAGCGGTGACAGATAAGTACCCCAACGATATCGGTGCTCCGCAGGTGACTACCCCCGTCACTCCGGATACGTATTACGAAGCCGCCGGTGTACAGATTGCAGCACACATTACCACGATTTACCCGCTTCAAGCATTCCTGGGTGGGCTCAGTGTTCCGATCGATGTTGGGACTTCTGAACCGCTGTTTGGCGTGAGCATCTAACATGCGCTACGTGCGAGCAGTGTCCATCGATCCGGGCTCGCGTTTTTGCGGTGCATGTGCATACGAGTTTAATACGGGTTTAGACACCATGCGTGTGTTGGATGCGTATACACTCAGGATGCATCGCATACACCGTGCTCGCACGCTGAGTATGGACTTAGACGAACCTCCGACTGTTGAGCGCTTGCGGGAGTTAGAAGACGCACTCTATCGATTCTTTGACGCTTGGAAACCTGGGTTAGTAAGCTGCGAAAGTGCGTATTTCAAACAACAACCCAAACCCTACGAGATCTTAACGCTCTGCATTGGTGCGACAAGAACCGCGTTACGTCGCTATGATGACCACCAGCGTCTACACCTTATCGAACCTTCCGTCGCTAAAAACGACGTGGGGGTAAAAGGTGGGGCTAACGATAAATATTTAACTCGTGCGGCTTTACAGCGTATTCCCGATCTTCTGCTTCCTGATAATTATCTGGAGCTCACTGAACACGCCGTAGACGCTATCGCTATCGGATACTCTACGTTTCAGATGTTGAGGAGGCGTCTCTCATGAACTTGTTAAACATTGCCATGATTTTAGAAGACATTCGCATTGGCGATATCAAGTACGGAGATTACGCGGTCTCTCGCTTCAACGAGGGACTGAAGCTAAATCCCCCGATACATCTGAGTATGACAGGTGAAGATATCCGCGATTGGCTATCTTGCCTGGATGAAGAGGTGTGTAAGACGGTGCTGAAGAAACGTCTTCTCTCAACGCCGGAAACCCAAGAGTTTATCCAGTATCTGGATACCTATCGGCAATCCGATGAGCGGCAAGAAGAGCTAGCAGATCTTCCCTACGTAACCTTTGGGTTTATTACCGCGTTGGTTTCCGTGGTACTTGCCCTAGGCGGAACGATCATGTTTATCTCCTACGCGGATATTCATAACGATCATCAGGGAATCGTGTGGGATGGGTTAGGCGCTATTTGGGAGTTGGTGCTAAAGATGATTCGGAAGTACTTTGGAGTATAGGGCATATAGGCGGGGATTACCCCGCCTATATGCCGTGTGGATTAATAGAAAGCGGGTCCGATTTCAAGACCCAAGCCAGTGTTGCCCGGCCAGGTGGTTTCTGTGAGGCAGCGTGTCAGTGTGATGGGTTGGACAATGAGTCGTGAAGCACCAGCGCCTTTAACAGACCCGCTCCATGCGGCATCACCTTGACCATGCATGTAGACCTTATCGTTCCAGATCATGTCAAAGATTCGGAAAGACGCCAGATGGTGCCTAGCGGTATAGTCCTCACCAGAGTCCGTATACACCATGTCTGTACAGAACACGGTTTCTAAAGATCCTTTATGAATCCGTGAGCCGTGGCCATCGTAGTCATCCCAACCCAACCCAGCGCGTTCCAGTATGGTTGCCCATCCAATGGTGGGGGTGCCGGAGGTGTGGTGACCAAACCCCCATGTTCGTAAGGCGATGAGTGAGTCCACGTCGTTAGAGGCGTAGCAGTTGAAATGCCCTGCCACTCGGATCTGTTCAAAGGGCCAGACAATCGTTCCGAGGACCATTTCAGTACTAGGACCCGCGTCATACGGCGGGTTTCCTAAATTACCGTTATCACCCAGATAGGGAACTTCGCCGTAGTTCCACCCTACTCCCCAGTCACCGTTTGCAACACCTTGCAAACGCTCCCCCAGATAGAGTGCGGTATCGAGCCGTGTTCCATTGCGTGAAAACGGTCGTGGACCGCGCTTCAGGGTAGCTCCTTCCAGAATGGAACCTGCAACGGTGGTGCCGGCGTCGTGGTGATAACTGCGGACGTAGAGCTTCCCCATATTAGGATAGGTCAGCTCAACCGAGTTAGGCATGCGAATATAGTGACCTACAAAGACAGTGTTGTAGTGATACACGTCGATGTTGGTATCGTAGCTGCAAACAACGCCATTAGGCCCCATACGAGGGGTATCCGTAGCGTTCAGCACATTAACAACGTAAGGAACCAGTTCTGTTCCGTTCCACTGTAGGAAGACCGAGTACAGCACCATATCCGTGCTGAGTGTTAGCGTCAGGGTAATAGGGTTCACCAATTGACGGTTAACCCCATTGACCCAGAAGTAACCTCCGTTACGAGGCGCAATCCGAATATGGTCTTCATCAACCGCGTACATGAAGACATCAAACCGAGGTTCGATTCCGCTCGGTGACCAATCCCAATCCCCCGGCATGTTGCCCGTGGACCGCAGGACCTGACCGGTGGTCGGAGGTGTCGGAAGTGACGCCGCTGACGGATCTCCCCACACCCAGTCTCCGCGAGCGGTACCTGTAGAGATAAGCACCTTGGCCGACCCCGGAGGAATGGGGACGTAATCCCCCCAGCCGTACGTAGCAGGAGTCGGGGAAAGCGACATCAGTACCTGACCTGCTACAGGACCCATGGGGACAGGGCGCTGAAGCGCTGTTACATCACTCAATATGGAGAGATGTTCCTCGGTTAACCTGAGGTTCAGATAGTTGTAAACCGCTCCCCATGCTGCTTGATCCCCGCTGAGCAGTGCCTGCCGGACCCCCTCAATGACATTAACCAGAGGACCCAGTCCAAACACTGTCTTCATGTCAGTGAGATGCGCCGCGGGCGGGTATTGCACAGGGGCGTCAGGGATTTCCCCCCAGATAGGATTGATGGGAAGAATGGGGTTATCATCCAGGTAGGTCTGTAACATGGTTACGGTATTACCGTAAGACCCACCGATGACGTGATAATCCATGGAAACACCAGGGACGTCTGTATTAATGACCCGGATAATACCGCCGACCTCCTTACCTGAGGCCATACTAGGTTCGGGGAGTAAGTACTCTACCAAATAGTCGACCTTAGGTGCTAAGATAATGCCGGTGACGCTGTTTCGCAGAACCATGTTGAAGACATAGAACGGTCCGGCGGAGGGAACAAAGGCACGCGTCTCGGGTGAGGTGAACGTGGTGACATCTCCCACAATCGCGTTTGTGGGAGCTACCCCTGTCAAATCCAGGGGGTATCCAAAAGGGGAAAATGGCATGTGTAAAACTCCTTACAACCGACTTATCACAAATGGTTAGCAAACGCCCGCAGGTTGAAACTCTCAACATCGTGCTCAATGGCAAGATAGGTATGTTCCTTGCTACTGATCAGGGGTGAGCCGAACACACCGTTGTTACGTTTGAAACCCAAGCTGTGATACAGCCATGTATAGGACGACGGTGCGTAGTATGCAAAGATGCTGTTCCAGTTACTCATGTTCCCGGCAGCGTCAGGATCTACAGACTTTGCAGCTCGCATCGTAACGTAACAGACTCGTGAGTTATTCGCACCATACAACTCAACGACCCCCGAGGCTTCCGTGTAGTAGACCGTGTCCTCACTGCTGCCGTAAGGGTGATTGAGTGTATGGCGAGCACCAATAACTTCCGGAGAACTGCTTCTAGGAACCGTGGGGGTGGTCAATTGTGTAACAATATCGAAGGTGCCCTGAGCGGGAGATCCCTCTCCCAAGGTGCTGTAGTTCATGTTAGCGTTATAGCGCACTCGAACGATTTCGTTGGCAAACATCAGCACAGGGATTTCCATATCCGTAACGTTGCTAACACTCGTTGGATCTGACCACTCGGAACTGGTTCCTGTCCAGTAAGGATAATCCGCCGGTAACTTCTTCCCTTCATAGGGCTTAATCCATTCGGGATGGGTATAAGGGTCAGTCAACAGTGCCGTGTATTGCCGGTTGTCTACATAGACGGAACGGGTGTGCCACATGCTATCATCGTTCTTGAAAATCATTCCAACCAAGGTACGAGTCGGATCCCCAATCTTGATAAAGACATCAGGATCTGTCGGGCTAGTTGCGTAATCTGTTGTGCTGACTTCAAGCTGGATCGCAGTTCCGGTCCAGAACGCGTAGACCAACCAGGTCGTCCCGAGCCCTAAGCTAGCAATATTTAACGCGGCATCACCGAAACGCATGACTCCTTCAATCTTCAGTCCAGGCTTGCGCACCCAGAGTTTCAGATCAATCAGCGTACTCATGTACATGAACGCATTGCTGCGAGGTTGTGCATTCTCAAGATCCGATAGCACAAACCCAGCGCCATCTCCCACTAATATTTTTCCAGCCGTGGGATTCTGAGGAAGCAAGAGCCCTTGCAGCAGGCTTGGTACAACCAGTTTATTGTTTGCCCAAGCTAGCAACTCCGACAGTGTTGCGACACCGTAGTTGGGTAGATTCCCAAGCCCCACAGCACTAGGGGCGTGTGCGCCACTAAGGGTGGACAAGTGGTTTGTCAATGCGGAAGATAGACCCGCTACTGAACCATTCGCCGTGATGACTGTAATGAGTTGCTCAATCTTGGCAACCAATTCCGCCATACCGGTCAGATCAGGTGCCGGGGTAGGGTGCGGAAGCGGAGGAAAGCCGGATGTCAATCCTACGATCTGAGTCCATGAAACCAACCGGATATGGTAAAGGGACTGGTCAAAGTTTTCCACGAAGGTGTAGTCATTGGCAACGTACGGACCCCCCATGGTTTGGTAGGTCAGATAAACGTCCTGATTGAAGCCATGGTCGTTAAAAACAATCGCACCGTAAATCTGTGTATAGAGAACGTTCGATGCTTCGATGAATTGGAGCACCAAATCGTAATCCACTCCCCGGACCAGCAATGGGTCGGTCGGAAGAGGACCTGTGCGAACTACCATGGAGTCTCCGAAGAATGGAGAGGCGGTCGGCACAATGAAGTTTGCCTTAGCGTTGTTCACAGGCGGTGTGACCACGTGGTGTTCAGCCGTGATCTTATTTGAGGCTTGCGTACCCGTCGGATCGTACGGATAAAGAAACGGTACAGGGAATGGCATAGCCACCTCACTCTCTTTGCAAACTTAAGAATATGGGCCCGTTCAGGGGCAGTCATAACATAGACCGGAGTTTACCATGTATCAATACGTTAGCGCCACGGCAAAACTCCGTGGCAAAAATCAGACGTGGAAACCCACGGATCTGTCGCTAGTGACGTTATCTGCTCTGTTTCTGAATTACAGTAACGGGCATTTGGTCGTCGTTTGTCCAGGCTTAAATGCGCAGGAACGATACGTAGACATCAACGCCTTTCGTGCTACCACTGCACGCTATCTGAACCTCGCGCTGGAAGACTGGCTCCTCTCCATACCGGATGGTGCACTACCAGAGTTATCGACTGAGCCTGTTTACACGACTGGCAGCGCGCTTTATGCAGATGCGTGGCAACAGCAGTTTAAAATCAAGAAGGTGGTGAGTACACACCCAGACACGCCAAAGCTTGCTGGTGAAACGTACGACGATCTCTTGATCTACAAAAGCTATATCGATCCAATAGAGCTGCAAACAAAGGCGTTGGTCACAGTGAATGGGTTACTTCATCGGACTGTTCCGTACGGTGAAGAGCGTATTTTGGTTAAACATGGAGCCGCACAGCCCGATGAGTTTGCAGGGAATGATGTGGGGGTGTGGAGCATGGTTAATCTGGGGGATGTTGAGCAGATCCCTATTACACCAGAGATGCGGTTGACATATGCGGGAACAGACCCATCTCGGGTGGTCTATTTGTCAGTTGGGCAACCTCTGTCGAATAAGAGCATCATGGTGTCCTTGGGGGGTTACCTACATGTTGAGGATCGCGTTATCGATGTCATCTCCGAAGAGAACGGTATTATCCGCCTGAACTTCACCGATATGGATTGGAGTGCTCGGTATTTTGAATTGCGAGAACGCTTGAAACTCCCGCTCTTTTCCGAGGCAGAATCTACTCATCGCCCGGGGTCGCTGGCGTATCCCGAACTAAGAACTGCAGCCTTTATTGACAGCTTGCTCACACACGCACTCACGTTCTTGATTATTGTTGATACTCCAGACCTGCATTGGGAAACCATTCCCGTGGGTGAGACAACAACACCGGGAGTCTACGAGCATCCATCAGAACCCCTCTATCCGCTCCGTACGCAGTCAGGAAAGATGATTGAGTACATGCGGGTGGGTCAGCGAGGCATGTGGGTTATACGCACGCGCTTGGGCTTACAGAAGCACTATGCACACGACTCTACGATTCGGGAAATCTTGTCCGTGGCGCATATCACCGAAGATCCCAATTTGCCATGGAAAGCCAAACCGGAGCTATTCAAACTGCAATCGACACGACGGACATAACCGGAGGGGCTTTCGCCCCTCCTATGTCGTTATGGTTTTGGTGCAGATGTATCAGAACCCGGGGCGGCAGACACGTGGACATGGGTGCTACCACAATCGATGCCGTTGACCGTGAAGGTACCACTCACCGCAGCATTACCCGACATAGTGGTTGTGCTTGTCATGGTAATCGGGATACTAATGGTTGCTGTGACAGCACCTGCGCTACCCGCGGTGGTAATCCCACCCAGTAGCGAGGTCAGACCCGCTACATTCACTTTACCCGTGAAGTTAGTCTGGACAATAGTCGCCTGATAAAGCGGAGTCACATCGGTAATTGAGCTCTTGACCACTCGCTTAATCGTGTCCGAGATGACGTTATACGCCTTGGTTTTCACCGTCACAGAGTCCGGAGCTTCGATCAGGATATCACGCTTATTGACATCCAGCATACTTCCGTCTTTGTTCTTCAGGGTTAACTGGCGCTCAGCGCTATCCAGTTGGAACGAGTTTCCGTCATCGTCCTCCAAGACAACAGCACCTTCTTTCAGATTGAATTGAAACGTATATGCAAACGGTTCCCCGTCTGCTTTGGACGTATGCAGTGTAATCTGCTTGGTGTGCGACGACATTTCCAAGTAATAGGTGTTTTCAGGTGTCAGGACCTTAGTGGCTTCATCACGCGTGGCGCTGATCGCATAAACCACGGTTTCTAAACGCCGGAGGTACTCAGACTCCTTATCCGACATCCAATAGTACTTGTCGACATCCGCAAACCGGTAAATGTAGACCTTCTCCCCCCTTCGTACATCGGGTGGGGTTTTGCGATTACTTTCAAAGCTGAGCCAGCGGGCTTTAATGGAGTGAGACATCTCCACACGGACGCTGTATTTCTGCCCAAAGGCGTCGACGCCTTCGGCGGTATCTTCACCTCGATCCGCAGAGACCTCTCCTTCCGCATACCCCAGCACCTCGACGGGATAGACTTCCAGATCCCAAGACGACAGGGCTTTGTTTTCAACAGCGTATCCGACGGAATAGCAATGGAGTTTAGAGAGCTGCATGTGATGCTCCTGTAGAAAAAGACAGATTGCCTCCACCTATGTGCGTTATGAGGAAGGCGGCAATGATTATTACACGACTCTATCTGAAAGGGAATATTTGGCTGGACCTCATGGGGATCCATGAAGTTGACTACCGACCCGAGGCAGTCCATCAATTGATTATTGGAACCAACGGATCGGGTAAAACCACCTTGCTTCGTGAGTTGACTCCGATGCCGGCTAACAAAGCGGACTATCACCCCGGGGGGTGTAAGCAAATCGAGTTTACGGATAAGGGAAGTCAGTACGTACTCCTGTCTGATTTTACACAAGGAGTAAGTCATACGTTTACGCGTAATGGGGAAGCTCTAAATCCCGGACGAACCGCAACGGTTCAGAAAGCTCTCATACAGGAACATTTGGGTCTGGATCAGAAACTCATGGATGTCCTACTGGACATCGATAGCTTTACACTAATGCCTGCTTTGGAGCGTCGGTCGTGGCTGATGAGGCTCTCTGGGAGCGATATGAGTTATGCCTTAGGGATTTGGGAGCGGCTGCGGACTATCCATCGAGATACCAAAGGCGTGGTAAAACATCTGGCTAAGCGTTTGGCTGAGGAAGTAACTCGTCTCCCCTCGCTAGAAGACATTGCTAAGATGGAAGAAGAGACACGAACACTGGTACGTGAACTCAACATCTATCTAGGATCCCGAGAACCTAACGTACCACCCCTCCAGCGCGCTGAAAATCTCTATCAGCAAACCCTGCGTGAGTGTGAAAAACTCGCGGATGCCATATTGAATCAACATAAAGCAACCCCCGTTGGGCTGCGACAGGTAGGGTTTCACAATATGGCAGCGCATGAGCTCCGACTGCGTGAGCATCTGAGTGCGTCCAAAGCGCGTTGTGAACGGACACAAACCGAAGCGGGTAGAATCCATCAGGCCGTTGAAACGCTAAAGATGGCGTCTGCCGGAAACGTTCAGGAACTTGAGGAGAAACTCGCTGCGTTGCTTAAGACTCACGCAGAGGCCCTAGAAGCCCTGCCTGAGGACAGACGCTACCTACCTCAGGCTGAACAGTTATTACGCGAAACAGAGGCCTTACAGATCGATCTGAACGACATCCTGAGCACGATGCCAGTAAACAGCGGGTATCGGTTCTCAGAAGAGGCGGTTAAGGAGGCTCAGCAGGCATTTGATAGCCTTGGATTGCGTCTTGATCAACTGCGACGTGATGGTACTAAAGCTGAGCACCGACTGATGCATCTTGAAAAGATCGAGCACATCAACTGCCCCAAGTGTGGCTACCTGTGGAAACCCGGTGTCAACAATGGCGATGTTGAGAGCATTCGTGATTACTTGATTGATAATGAGAATACAACGGCACGGTTGGAGAAGGAGCAAACGTCGCTCTCGACATTCTTCGATGAACACCGCATGTATCGGGAATGCGTCAATCGTCTCAATGCAATCATCCGACAACACCCCGCTCTGAAGTCTCTGTGGGGAGCGATTGGGTCGGTATGGGATCGAGGTGCCTCACCTAAGGCAGGTATTGCTGCGATTGTTGCCTGGCGAGCTGATTTATCGCGTTTGATAGATGCTGATCACATTGCGCACCAGATCAAGGATATACGGACCACTGTGGACCAACTGCGATCCACCGAGACAGCTAAGTCGGGACAGTTGGAATCGTATCTTGCCGAACTCTTAGGTTCTCTGGAGGAAGATCTTATCGATGTTGAGATGTCACAAGCCGAACTCGATGAGGTCCTGAACTATCGTCGCTGGGTTCAATTCATACAGGCTAAGACCGATGAGTTGAATGTTCAGCACGATACGCTTGATGAAACCTTACATGACTTGGTACGAGCGATTCGTAATGCAGAATTGGACAAGGATATACATTCAAACCAGATCCTGTTGGCGACTGCGGAAGCCGCCCTCAATAAGGCGCGTAATGCGGCTACTTTAGTGGCGGATTTACAGCGTAGCTACGACGAAGCGGTTAAGAACCAAGAGGCTTACGCTATTTTGGTTAAGGAACTATCGCCGACTGATGGATTGATCGCTGAGATGATGAAGGGGTTTGTGGAGGTCTTTACCGATCAACTCAATGCTATCATTGCACAGGTGTGGACATCGGATCTGAAAGTACTCCCGTGTCCTGAAGACAGTAAGTCCGAACTGACCTACGAGTTCCCCTTCTCAGTTAAAGGGAAGACTCAGCGCGACGGCGACATTAAGCACGGGTCAGCGTCTCAAGTAGCGATGGTTAATCTAGCCTTCAAGCTGGTGGTTAGTCTGTATTCGGGTCTAGAGGATCACCCTCTGTATCTGGATGAGGTGGCTATCACCTTTGATGAACTGCATCGCTCCAACATCATCATGTTCATTAAACAGTTTGTGGAAACCAAACGGTGTTCGCAATTGTTTATGATCTCTCACTACTTTCACATGCACGGGGCGTTCCAAGGGGTCGAGGTGTTAGTGACTAACACAGCCAACATCTTGAACCTACCACAGACCTACAACCAACATGTGGAAATCTCATAAGGCATAGGGAGGGGCAATTGCCCCTCCCGTTATGCTGTTACGTAAAACACACGACCTTAACGTTACTCCGTCGGCTTGGTCTTTTTTGCCACGAGTTCCCAATAGCGGTTCATGACAATAACATAAGTTTCTGTCATATGCAGAACCACTGCCTGGTAACCAGCAAGACTGCTAAACAGCGATGTGACGGATGATCCTGATTCACTGATGAGTTTCCGCAGGTAGCTGTTGAGCGAGAGATTGCTACCTTCTGGAATACTATCGCAGAACGTGGCTAATTTAGCACTATGCTCGCGATAAATCTTATCGCAATGCTCAACCGCGTTCTTTACCACCTCAGTAAACTTCTCATGAGCGGCGCCGACTTTGACCATGTCGGCTGGTGAGGTAATAATCAAACGCTTAGCAACAGCAGCTTGGTCAGGTATCTCCTTTGATATTCTGTCGTAGTAGTTGGTCTTATGGATCATAAGCCTAGGTGTCGGGGGAGTGGGGTTATGCTTACCGTAGTCACCACCATTGATCACTGCACCACCGTAACCGATTGACAACAATGGATGTAAAATCCAGACGTCCGGAGCACCAAGTGCTGCCTTCAAACTACTTTCGCCTGTGTACCGTCGTGGTAACACGTCGTCGACGTATTCAGTCACGATTTCGCCGGCGTCTTCGACCGTAGATGACGGTTTGAGTTTATTAGCAAGAAGCCAAAGCAGTGAGAAAGAGCCTGTCATGGCATTGATTACCGAATCAATGTTCGCTGTAATATGCTCCAGTACAGCTACACCCCCACACCCACCAGCGTCATCCACATTGAACATTTCAAGTGTGCGTGCAACTGTGCTTTCACCAATAGCTTGTTCAAGCAGAGCGTAATCAACTTCGTGAGTTTTTTCCTTGGGAACAATCTCAACCAGTTCCTTGGAACGCTTGAGCTTGGCGCCCAACTTCTTGCCGCCATTACCGATTTTCTCGATCAGTAGCCCGACCCATTCCTTTAGCTTCGCCCAAACGCGCTTGAGCATTTCCCAGATAGCCTTGCCGGTCTTCTTGATACCGTCCACAACAGCGCTTTCCATCGAAGCAATCAGTTCGGCATCGCTCGACGCACTTTCCATGGACGCGATGCGGTGGTGCATACCCCAGCGGTTGTCAATGCGATGAATGGTTTGACGGATGAATGTCAGTGATTCTGCGGGATGACCATTCTTCAAAGCATTTTCAAGCGCGACGGCAGCTTGCTGAAGAGTTTCGTTGTCATCTTGCAGTTTCTCGATATCTCCCAGGTCGGTCTGGATATCGGTTTGCTTTTCAGCAGCAGCCTCAACGGTACCGACTTCGTCAACCGGTGTGTCTTCGACAGGATCAGTCAACTCTTCCAAGCCAAGCTTGTAATACAGTTTGTTGCTCATGATACTTTCCTCAGGGGGTTAAGTTACCAGCTAGCGGATGCTGGCTTACGGTAGTCAGATGCTTGACCTGTAACAGGTTCCACATGGGGCGGATCAACACAGTAAAGACTGTCTTCGATACTTTCCATACCGAAACCCATATCAGTGCTGCTGTCAATCCCAATAATAGCGTCCACCTGCTGTCGACTCCACTCGTTGATGTCTTCAGATCGAGTAGACAGATTAGGGACCTTACCCGTATTCAAGAACACGCGGTAGACCGTTACTGTTTTGTCCTGACCCAAACGTAAACAGCGAGAGATAGCCTGCTCTTGCTCGTGGTAACGGAACGGGGAGTTCAACATGATCAGGTTATTCGCCATGATCAAAGGAACAGCCGTGGAGAGAGATTGATACGTCGCGATGAGGGGATTGATATCCTCATTCTCTTTGAACTGCTTGACAATGCTCTGGAGCTCACTGTTTGTATCGCCATAGACACGCAGCGGCGTGTACCCAAGACCTTGCAGACGCGCATGTGCTGTGTCAACCACCCCCACATAGCTGGTAAAGACCAACGTCTTCTTTTCTGCCGTGTCAATGTACTGTTCAAAGTCCACGCTAGCTACCATTTCGATATGGCACTGCTCGCGCTCTTTGGACAGAATACGCCCCAAGCACTCGCCGCGTACTTTGAGCTCCACGTACTTCACGACAGACTTCGCGTCAATGAAAGGTTTACGCTGAGATTGCGACAACACCGGGAGGATGTGTTCCTTTTCAAAGCGGTTACAGTACAGTGCCTGAGGTCCCATGGTACGCGCGTCAAATCCGTACTTGATAAAGGTCTTGACGTTGTCCGTATAGACGCGGTATTTCTCACGCTCATCCGAGGACCGGATCGTGCGCTCGTAGTCACGCAGACAGTTGTAGTACATCGCTTCATACTGCGGACGATTCTTGGTGTAGAAATCCATACGCTCTTTGATGTACTTGATCATGACCTCTTTGATGTACGGCAGTGTATACCGCACCGCATTGGGGATCGTAACCGTGACATCATTAATGATCGGTTTCTCGGACATGAAGTTCGACTTAGGGACTTTAAAGGAAACAATCCCCAAGCGATGGTTCAGGATGTCCAAGGCACGACTAGAGTCAGCACCAAAAATCTTCTTGAATCGCATCTCTACATCAGGCGTAAAGAGCGGGTCAATTGAGCGCAGCAGAGGAACCGCTTCGTGACCCATGGCTTTCACCGGAGTCCCCGACGCCCAGACGATGTCCGTAGGTTCTGCTTTCTGACACAGAGTCAAAAAGAGATCGGTACGTAGCGACTTGATGTCGTTGAAGTTGTGGGACTCATCCAGAATGACCACGGCTCGTTTTCCATGAGCGCGTTGTGTCAGCGCTACGGCTTGATTCAGGGTCTCGTAGTGGAAGATATGCCACCGAGCTTCGGGATCCAGGGGTTTCCCATCAGCAGCCACCCAGACAGTCTGAGGGACCGACATGTCATTGAGCAGTGTCTTTCGCCAGACTTCATTAACAGCATTCTTCGGGCAGACGATGTAGACAATCTCCGCTTTGGCGCACACGGCAATGGAGATATCTGAAATCGTCTTACCACCTCCAGGCGGTACCATCAGCAGCGCGCCCCGTAGGTTGTAACGGGGTTTGATGTACATGTATCGCTTCAGAAAGTCCATCTGATGCGGCAGCAAGTCAAACTTGATCTCATTGAGATGCGTCAGATCCAACGGAGGAACATGGGGTTGATTGATGCGCGCCAGCCAGGTACTTTCCCGGAGCTCTTCCAGAATCCGACGCAGGGCTCTGGGTGAAGAATCTCGGGCATTAGAAGCCAGAATTGTCTCAACGATTTTCTCGAACTCCAACGCAAAGAAGCTCGGAATGCGGAACGAGGAATCGGTAAAGTCAATAAAGAGATAGCTTCCAATGCGGCTGGTCGCCCAGATGGTTTTGATGTCCTTATGAATGGTACGGGTGGGGACGTTATACACCGTAATGACCCCACCCACTTCTTCTACAGTGATCATTCCGATAGCGCGGCGAAAGAATCCCACAATGTCACTCCTCAGGCAGCAATTTTAGCCCATTCCTTATCCCACAGGTTATCGACAAAGTCCTCTTGGGCTTTATCCCAACGCGGACCATTTACCAAAATCAAATCATCAAACTGGACGGGCAGTGGCGGGATCTTATCCTCGGCTGACTTGACCTCCAGATCGATCTTCACCCAGACATGGGGGCTGCCTTGTTGGTTTTGGAAGACATCGATTTCCCACAGGAGTCCCGAATTGGGGACACGGAAAACGTACCGGGTCTTCTTGTACCCATCAATAGCGACCTTGGTCAATTGCTTAAACATAGCGTGATGAATCACTTCCGTGATTTCCAAGACACCGGGTTGACCATCGCGTTTGGTCTTGGTGGTCAAGAGGAAATCGTTCCCATCAACCGCTCGCAAGCGCGCTCTGACAGGAGCATTTTCATCACCAATCGGAAGGATCCATTGCTCGTGCTCTTCTTTACGAAAAGCTTTGCTCAGTTCAGTAAAGTCTCGGATCTTACCGTAGAACGTATATTCCAGCTCCAGAACTTCCTGACCAATATCTTTTTCATTTTCGAGTGACACACGCACTCGCTGGCGTAGCATAGGGGGCATGATGGGGTTTCCTGTGCGTAAGGGTCTATATCATTACGCAACCGAAAAAGACGAAATTACATATCACTTAAGGGACTGTGTCTGTGTAGAAGTTTACACAGTAGCACTATAGTAAGTGCAGCATGGCACAACGTGGTGAAAACCCAATACTAACAAGAGGAAACTGATATGCGTGGATCAATGCATGACCAAATGCGGTCGATTAAGGCAACGGGCATTGTCTGGCCGACAGCCTTGGATCTGTTGGCAAAGTACACTCCGGACGAACTGGATGAACGTGGTCAGTCAGGAGGTTTCCGGTTGATTACGGATGTACTCTGGCGGTCAGACATGGTTATCCCGGAGCTCCCGGGTGGGTGGATGGCCATTTATGCTGGCCGCGCGGAACCCGGTGCTGTGGGGTCTATCTTCCTGATGCCGAATACTCCCTGGACGCGCAAGCTCTGGAATCAGGGGCAGTACAAGGTGCTGCTCAGCGATGGAATGACGGAAGACCAGGCACTGTTGTTCATGGTTTCCAAGGAACGGCACAAGACCCGTGCGATCCGTCACGTCATTTATCTGTTGCGTAAGCATGTGGACGAGTGTAGCCGTCGGGTAACGCTCTCACCGCGGTACGGTTTTACCGGTCGTGACGATCTGGATCGCTGGTGTTCACGCCATTTGCCACCGGGTTCTTATTCCCAAGAACGCGTGGAAACCTTGCTGAACGTGATCCGCGACATGCTGCGCCCCAGTCAGTACCTCTTGCACGAAGCTGCCAAGCTGAAGGAGAGTATTCTTCCGCCGGAAATTAAGGAAGACGAAGCTCCGGCGGAATCTGAATCAGTCCCCAAACCGAAGAAAAAGCTGTCCCCCGCGAAGAAGGAAAAGTTTGACCGCTATCGGGAGCGGGTGCGTCAACGTCGTAAAGACGCCCGCGCCAAGGCTTCGCAAGAACCCTCCGAAGCGATCACGTCGGACGCCTTGGCTGATGAAATCCGTCTGGCCATGGATGAGCACGATGCTCGTCTGAATACCCAACCCACTCAGGAAGTTGAACAATGAACGCACCTGTTGAAACCAAAACCGTCGGCAATCGCCAGATTATCCCTTTCATCAACGAAGATGCTGGTGTTTCTCTTCAGACCCGACGTGAACGCGTCGCGGTTAATACAGCAGCAGTGTACTTCATGCGACCGGTATATCAGTGGCTCAGTGATCTGCTCTCCATCTTCGCGCAAAGCGTGGGGCTGAGCAGCATTGCTCCACTGATGGCCTACGCTGTGGCGCAGTCCGCGGTTAACCCCACCAATGCCAGCATTACCGTGTGGCGCATGATGTCGACTGAAGGTGATGACGAGCTGCGGTTGCGCAGTGTGATCAGCGCGGTGCAGACATATCGCAGTCCGGAAAATATGGCGGATCGCTCTTTGGGTGTGGACGCCTTGGTTGAGTCGTTCACGGCGTGGTTGACCGACATTAACCAGCCGGATGGACCGGACCTGATGGACTTGCCTCAATTTATCTTGGGTCCGATTGCTGCCATGAGTGAAGCCAGAACCGTGATTGCTGAATGGCAAATCAGCACCATGGGTCCTCATGAAGAGAACAAAAACTACTTCATGGTGACGCTCCAGCGCTGGGATTTGCAACTGGATATCCTGGTGGATTATCGTGAGTTGGCCGCTATGGCGGTTCTGATTCAGATGTGCGAAGCTGACGACGATGCTGAGGAGCTCCCACCGCCTCCAGCGGAAGTGAATGTGGAAATGCTGCACTGATGGGAGTTCGAGGAGGGGGCACTCCCTCCTCGAACCCTATGCCATCTTATTTCTTTTTGGAGGCTGTATGACGAACACCAATGTAGAATCTTTCAACACCGCAACCGTGAAGCCAATGCAGCGGTTTAAGGAGCGGCTGAACAAGCACCAAGAACTCTACCACGTTACACCCTCTCTCGATGTCATTACGACATTTATTGAGAACGCCGAAGAAACGTTTTCTGCCGAAGGAATGTGTATCTTGGACGGTAATATCCGTAGTGATAATGGAAAAGTCACCACGACATTTATCTGTCACGAAGGAGCGCTTTTCCCAACCCCTGTCCCCGGGGTTCCCTTTATGACGTTGGAACAGATCTTCGAATATCCGTACGACTATAACGTCATGCAAAGCCAAAGCGCGTTCGATAATCTGGCTCAGGACTATCGTCAATGGTATTCTAGGTTTAACGGGGGCGATGTGGCGAACGATGGCGTCGCTGGACTATCGCTGCTTGGGATGCTTCTGTGGAAATCCCTGATTCAGCTTGGCTATGGATATGTCGAATCGGGTGAGATACTGCGCGCGGGCGAAACATCGTTTGACAACAGTAACTACTTCTTTGTCCTTCAGCAGTTGGATGTAAGGTTTGTTATTACGATCGATCTCTTTGCGTTGACGGAATACTTCGCGTTGCTGCGTCATCATGCGCGTGTTCAGAATCACACTTTTCTGTGATGCCGGATTTCAGATACGTATTACGGAAGGGAACTTACTAGGAGAAACCCCATGAAAGCATCCCTTCCGATTCGTATCCGCGCAATCTTCAACTTCCTCTACTTCGGCCTGATGCCGAGTTGGGTGTATGAACGCACGTGTCATTATCGCTGTACCTACTGGCAACATCTGAAAATGAACCTCTGCGGTGCCCGAGACTGGTTCTTAGGATACGAGAACGAGGATGATATTGCGTTTGTGCTACAGCCGTGCAAGTATTTCCGCTGGCAGTGACACGATCCGTGGGAGGGAGACCTCCCACTGTGAAAAAACATGATCCTAATTTTTTTCAGATATATATCACTTAAGGGACCAAGCAGAATAATCTGCATAACCAACGTCCGTAGGAGGACACATCATGACTACTCAAACTCAAACTCAAGACGCCGGTTCTGAAACCATTCGCCACTTCGTCAATGGCGCTCCATCGGTGACTGAAGTCACCGATATCCTGAAGAGCGTCGACGAAGTGGCGGCAAAGGTACCGGCTAAGAAATCCATCTTCGGCAAGGCCAAGGGACACGTGTCCCGCAACAAAGGTAAGTATTCCTTCGCCCTTGGCGTAGGTGTCGGCGCCGCCGCCGGCATTGGTTATTCGATCTGGAAGGTCGGCGGTGCTCCTGCCGCCGACCTGATCGGCGACGCGCCGGTCTAACGTCTTTCCCTCCCACAGGTGAGAGTGTGGGAGGGAGAAAGGGGGGATTTTCCTCCCTTTCTTTTTTGTCCTAAACGAGGTTATCATGACAATATATAGTTTTCCAACCGATGTTAATCTGGAGATTATACCGGCTCCTACGTACGCTGTCATGCCCCAAGATAAGGATGCCGGGGCGCACTATTACGGACAGAAACGACCTGTCTACAAACTCTCGCACGAACCAGCCACGGATTACCAACAGTCGGTGGGGATTCGCACCCTCCCGGGTTATCTGTGCGACATGGTGTTTCTGTATGCCGGCATGCTACCGAGTATGAGCAATCACGATGCCAAGGTTTACGGACTGATGATCCTGTTGGCACAGCTCCAAGAACACGTTGAAGGACACTTTGACGTCATCACGGAGATCCTTGGGATTCAGGACACCACGGTAAACTACGCTGCGAAGAAGATGGGGATGGATACTGTCTCACTTCCATGGCTACCCGTCATCTAACGGCATACTCGGAGGGAGCAACGCTCCCTCCGAACTATGTCTTTTTTTTTTGCTCTTACGGCAACCATCCATTTTGTTGCAGGATAGTGGTGAGCGCCGTGACTTGAGCTTGTAACAACGCGTTGTCGTTCTGAGCTTTGATCAACTTCGCACGATCCGTATCCAGTTCCGTAATAGCAGCTAAACGGATCGTCTCTAAGTTATCCGCTGCTTGTTGGAGCGTAGTAGCACCAACACTCACAGGATCGATATCCACCGGCGCACGCCATTCCATCATGGTGGGTAACGCGCCGTAATGTTGGGCAATGTAATCACGGACACCATCCTTGACGGCTGTGAGGTTAGCAGTTTCCAGCAAGGGTGGGAGCTCAGCCGCAATCACGATTCGTACGAATCGCGGCACAGCAGTTTCCGGATACGCTGCAATGAATGTGTCCGGGACATGTACTGTAGATCCGTCAGCTCCCAGCAGTGTGATGATGTTAGGCTTCTTGGCGCTTTCTACTTCAAAGTCAAAGACTGAAGAATCAATGACAGCACCATTCGTAACCCCCATGGGTTCGTAGAACGTCTTGTAAACGTCTAACCCGGTTTCGTAGATATCTTCAAACCCCCGTATGGCCACACAGGTGTAGACCATATTGGGGTTAACAGACCACGGGGTTTTGAGCTGGAACGCGCCACGCGCACGTATGGGGGGAGTTAGCTTAGCCATCGGTGTACCCCTTAGCTGTAGCTAGCAGCGGTGAGGATGAAGTACGTGTACCCGCTGTAGGTAAAGGTGGTATAGACCTTCCCATCCCGCGTAGCTCGACCAAACCCCACCGGGATACCCGACGTACTGGTCATCGTCAACGCCACTTCCAACCCCGCTACCAACTGCGATACGAAATCACGCGTGCCCGCACTCATTCGCATCCAGTCTGCTGAGCTGGGTTGGATGGACGCATAGTCTGGATACAGCATACTCAGCCGGGTATTGGCGTCAACATTGTTGGGGTTTCCGACACCGACCATCATGATGGAACGCCAGTAGGACGCGATGATTTCCAGATTGGCAGCGAGATAGCTGCTCAGCGTTACAGAATCTGCATAGGAGGACGGGAGATAGTCCGTCGCAATGGTGCTCAGATTCCCAGTGCGTACGATGGCGTCGTAAATAGCAACGTCCAATCCATCAACCGGAATTGCCATATCTCCCCACAAGGGAATCAGTACAAACTCGTTCTCGGCGTACAAGCCGGCGTAGATGACATTCCACGTACCCGGCGGCAAAGCCGTGTGAGTCGTGATGTATTCCCGAATGGCGTTCTTGATGTTATCAACGTCGAAAGCCAGAGGGCCATAGCCCAGCACATACCACGTTGTGTTCAACGTGTTGTGTGGCGCAACCGGATTGTTCCAGACAACGTTGTGTGTCACCAAACCCGTGTACGGATAGATACCCGCCAGTGTAGTTGCTTGTGCCAGAATATCTGAGGGTTCAACCGCCTGGATGAGATCGGTTACGACAGAGGTACTGGCGTTGAGGTTGTCAATGGGAGTGATGGGTGGAATCAGCAGAATCTCGTACTGATCATATTGGGATTGGAAACGCGAGTCGGCAAACCATATCGTGGTTTCGTATTCGGTTCCACTGTCCGAAAACCGCCACTTGACAAAGTCCGGGAAACGAGAAGTGATCGGAGTCCCGTTCAGGATCTCGTTAATTTCCACGTTGGTGATCGTGGGAAATTGGGTTTCAATTGCCAGAATAAATGCGGCTTTGCTGCTGTTGGCAGGAATAGAACCGGTGTTGTGCGCGTTCAGAATCCAGCTCACGACATCCAACTGATGTTGCGTCAGAGTACCTGTCGGGGTAAAGGCGATACCGGCATCAGATTTAGCGTGGAATCCCACCAGTTCAAATCCGGGATTGGTGGGGGCTGAATACAGCGTCGGAAGCCGAGTAAAGGTCTTCGAGAGGGGGCTGAGTTCCCCAAACGTAGCCACTTGTCCCGGCAGGTTATTGACTTCTGCGGGGATGGAAGCAAACGCCTTAAAAATGTTCATTACATCCTCACTACGGTGTTTGGAAAAGGTCATAAGATCTTGCAGAAATAGTATGACCATTTTTCAACCAGATACGAGCACGTCATGACTACACCGCCAGCAACACCCCCTCCTAACCCCATCCCTCCGAAGCTATGGTCGTTCTTCAAGGAAATCTTCTTAAACAGAAGCACCCTAATGGGGTTTCTGCGCCGCCATAAGTTTTCAGCATTCCTTTGTATAACGAACACGGTTCTATTCGTGTTGAGTATGCTTTTGTTGGAAATAAACTTTGATGCGCAAAACCGCATCGCTGGTTACACCAATGAGCAAAAGGTCATGGAGGCTGACTTAAGTCGAAGTGCCGCCATTATGGCAGAATACGAACAATGTCGCAATACGCTGGCGACGGCAATAGCTATCCGGTGTAATACCCCCAAGGTGGCAACTTCACCGACATCGACTCATCAAGCAAAGCCCCGTCGATCCGGTAAGAAGCCGCCTACATCAGGTATTGCTGACAAACTGAACGCTATTCGTGATAGGAACTCGTGATGAGATATGTACTGATGAAACTTCTGATGAGCACCGCAGTCACCATGACATTGGTGGCTTGCGTTATGATTACTATTCCAGGACAGCCCGCCTTTGCGCCAACATCCACATCGTGTCAGGCACTGAGTATTCCTACGCTGGAACCTGTTCCTGACGTCCCTGTGATCACGGACGTGATCGCTAAAGATCGTGAGAAAACCGAAGACGTATTGGTCGCTAAGATCAAAGAGCTCCGCGATTATGGGAAGCAGGCTCAGAAGACCTTGGATAATTTACGGCAGCATCAGCAAACCCTGTGTCATTAAAAAACACAGAGTCTCATTAGCTATGGACTAAGCATTGAGTACGTACACATGGCTACACAAGAGCAACGCGGGAGTTTGACGCTACCCGATATTACGCAGTGGGAAACGGATATATCCACTCAGCGAGCCGTACTGAAGTTGGATGATTCTCCGCTCGGGTTGGTCTTCTACACAGACGGCGGCTGTCGACCAACGCCTCGTGGAAACGGAGGGTGGGGGATCTTCGGTTATCTCTATCACACCGATGCTCCTAAACAGGGCCATGGGGGGAAGGGGTTCGTTCCTACGGCCATGGGCTTGTTGCCAACGGGTGAGGGATCAGAACTCACGAAGAGTAGCGACTCTCCACCGGTCACTGTGCTTCAGTATTTGGAAGCCAGAGGTGGGTTGATGGCTCCATCCACTAACAATGAAGCCGAAGCTGCTGCACTTTACCACGCGTTGCGTCTTGTCCAGCATTTGGGGATCAAGCGAGTATTCTTCCGACTGGATAGCGAATATGCACTGGGTGGTATTGACGGCGGCGCAGCGCGCTGGGCAAAGGCGGGGTGGCGTCGCGGTGACGGATCAATGGTTCCGAATCACCAGTGGTGGCGAGAAACCCTCATGCTCTACAGCACGCTGATTAATAATGGAGTGAGCTTTCGTTTTGAGTGGGTCAAGGGGCACTCGGACTCCATGGGGAATTGGTACGCGGACTTCCTAGCGACCTCCGGAATCTTCGGGACACAAAACGGTCATCCCGACGGGATTGTTCGTTACTATTCACCCAAGGGGTACTGGAACCATAGCCCAGATCGGCATCCGTTCTTGACCGATCCGCTGTGGTATCTGGATCCCGAGTCAAGTGTCCATATAGGGGAGCATCAGCTCTTTTTTACGGGGAATCATTTTGGCACAGCGGATGATTCAGACGCGGGGGTCGCTAAGAGTAAAGCCTTCTACGCTATTGCGATGCTGAAGTCGGCACCCGCATATCTCAACACGGTTGTGGACTTCTTGAAGAAGACGGGGGAGCGCGGAGTAAACCATTACGTCATTGGTCGACTGGATGCTTTGTTTGGACGACTGGCGCATCGTGAACTCACGGAGTTTGGTCACCGCTATATCTCAAGACCCTCTGAATCTCCTAATGTGATTTTTGGAACTCAGTCTGCGTTGGTGCGTGTATCAGATCCACCCTTGTTGATATATCGCGCTATGAACCAACTGGAGCCTTTGGAAGGATGGCTAAGAGCGTATGTGAACAAGAGCCTTCCGTCTCAGGCGCGATTGACCGATCTGACCGATGTCCTCTATGAGACTACGCAACCCAATCCGAAGAAACCGCCGGTAACGAAGACACTACTGAAGGTGGGTGATAAGCAGTACCTGGATGTTGTTGTCAACTATTGCTGGAAGGGTGAGGAACGCACTGCCTCCCTCCGGCTCCTGATTGGCACTGAACTGCCGGGGCGGAACTTCTTTGCCTCGATTGATGAGTTATCACCTAGGGTCTATCTGATCACGAATCCGGAAACCTTTGATGTTCCGGGGTTCCGTTACCGCGTGGTCGTAGAGACCAAGGATGAGTTTTACATTCGAGAAGCCTCTTACAGTAATCTGTGGTTTGCAGCTTAATCTATGGGAGGGCAAGCACAAAGCGCTCCTGTAAACGGCGGAACCGTCGTTTTGACTACGGTTCTATTCTTGATACGACTGACTCAAAAGGTGGGTGTATGTCACACATCCAAGCAGGATTCTGGCGGATCCTGAGAAACTTCTGCTTCCTGGTACTGGGCTTCATCTTACCCAAGAAGGGAAAGCGTATTCTCATGCTGGTATCGCTGCATGCGCAATTGGTTCAAGACGGGGTGTTTGACGACGAGACCCTGAAAAAACTCAATGAGAGCATGCGGCTAGCGGACTCTGAAGACGCACTCAGTTATCCCGCGCACTTTCATAATGTCGTTTGGGGTCGAGATCGATTGCCCGAGGAGGTAGTCTCTCAGATAGGACAGTACTCCAGCGATCAGTGTTTACCCTATACCGAGGCTCAGCGAGTCAGCAAGATGCTGGTCGACCTGACGCCTGCGTGGCTGCGATATGACACCTACGAAAATATGGGGAAAGACGTGATCCGTTTGTTCGCCTGTAATTCGTTGAGGCATGTCTGACGGCATACTGCTCCGGGGACTATCCCCGGAGCCTATGCTGTTAGTTCTTACACTACCTTTTTCAAGGCGTCCGTCGACTTCACGAATGATTCCGTGATCGTTTGCAGTTGGTAGTAAAGCGAGGTGTAAAACTGAGCCTCATTACCCAGATTCAAGGAGTGCTGCGAGAGTGCTTTGGCTCGCGGACCAGAGACAGCGTAGCGTTCGGAGTCTTGCTTCACTCGCAATGCCAGCAATTCCATGATCTTGACGGTTTCTTCGACGTCCTTGAGCATGCTCTCAGGAGCACACGTCCCCAGACGGTAGTTCAACGTCTCCACCAACCCAGCGCAGTGAGTCCAGTCCGATAACCGCGGGAAGCCGCGCCCGAAGGTCGTTGCTTCTGAGTTACTGTTGGGTTCAAACGTCAGCGCGATACGTGCCATGACGGCATTGCGATCGGAGGTACGGTCTTTGATTTCACTTTCCGCCTGTTGAGGAGCCAGTGAGGACAGCATTTCGGGAGCCCCCAGCAGTTGCGAGAAGTAGAACTTCGTCGGCGTCAAGACGTCTTTACGGAAACTTTCCATCAGCGCAACGCCATCGGCTACTGCCGCCAGATAATCGGTCCACGGGCCTTTGAAACCCGTTGGCGCGGGTAGCTCCATCGATGACAACTGAACATAGTTGGCCTTCATGATGTCCCGACCCAGCGAGCCATCCGGATGGAACTTACTGGCTTGACGGTGAAGGAGACCACTGAATAGCATGCCGACACGAGACTTGACATCGAACACAAAACCGCTCAAGGTCTTGGCAAAACCAGCAGTAGCTTTACCAATTCCTAAGAAGTCAGCTTCTTGGGAAACCACGAGATAGTCCGCATCGAGGGACGAGTCGTTCAACGGAAGAGGGGTACGCATGTTAACCTCGAATAGGGGGATAGGGTGTGATCATAAAAATAAACGTAATCCACCATTTTTGTGTGTAGTAACAATAACTCTATTGGGGATCCATCCATGTCCTTTCTCTCCACCATACGTCCTTCTCCCTTGTTGCGCCCCATGTTCAATCTGGGGTTTCCTTTTGATATCCCAACCGGTGGATATGAGCTGGGTAAATACGGAGAATCTCTGCTGAACGCTGGCCTGACCTACATTACCGGGATTGGTGGGCGGGGTAATGTCTTTAAGTCCACCATTGCGGACAATATGCTCATCACGGTTCTGGATCGTTACGAGAGCGATGAAATCAAATACGACACCGAGATATCTGCCAGTGTTCGCCGTCAGCGCATGCTGTCCGCGGGTTGTGAAAACCTCCTCAAAGATGTTGATATTGACACGTGTGGACGGTTCGTACTGACGGACAAAGCAGAGTACAACGGGACGGAGTTTTATGACCTCATTCGTAAAGGAACCGAAGATCGTCTGAAACCCACCAAAGCCATGTTGGGTACGACACCATTTCTCGACCGCGACGGGAGCTTTGTTAAAACCCTGCATCCGCGTGCTATCTTCGTTGATTCCTTTTCGATGTTTAGCTCGGCCAACGTGCTAAAGATCCAGGACGAGAACGGGATTGGTGCCAGTGATCGCAACACCGAAGCGTTGCGGGACGCGGGGTCCAAAACTCAAATGATGTTGGAAATGCCCACCTTGGCTGCGCGTCAAGGACTTTACTTCATGTTAACCGCACATATGGGGGATGAACATGCATTGGATCCCCGATCGCCTCCTCAGAAGAAGCTAGCGTTCCTGAAGTCCAAGATCAAGTTCAAAAACGTTCCGGAGAAGTTTACGCTGTTGACCAACAACTGCTGGGTAGCGCATGCGGCAACAGTACTCAAGAACGATAAGACGGGAAAACCTAAATACCCCAAGGGTCCGGATATGGACGTGGAGGGTCTGACGGATCTCATGACCATCATGTTCCAATGCGTTCGCGGTAAATACGGACTGACTGGGATGACTCATGAAATCGTACTGAGTCAAACTCACGGGGTACATCGTCCGCTGTCATGCTTTGTCTATCTGGATGAGCATGAGCGTTTTGGGATTGTGGGTACCGACCGCAATTACACCTTAGCACTGTGCCCGGAAACGTCATTACAGCGCACTACGATTCGAGGCAAGTTCGATTCCGATTACCGTCTGCGCCGAGCGGCTGAAATCCAAGCCGAGATTCTCCAGATGTCTCACTACTGGACCCACATCGACCGGTCTATGTTGTGTGACCCCGCGGAACTCTATAGCGATCTCAAGCAAAAAGGTTACAATTGGGATCAATTGCTGGATACGCGGGGATGGTGGACGTTTGACAATGACAAACATCCGATTCCTTTCTTGTCTACGTGGGACCTACTGATGATGCGCAAAGGGCTATATAAACCCTATTGGCTGAAGTAACCACGTCGCACCGCGTCTGGGGATAACTCATGGCAGGTAATCGCAAGGCGGCTGAGGCTGTCTGTCTTCAATGGGTCGATAAAATCGACCCCTCCAATCGCACCGGTGATATCTACCGGACATTCTTTAAGGAAATGACTGACGAGACCTTTGACCAGTACATTACCGCACTGGAAGAAGGGCGTGATTTCGTAGCGTTTATCTTGGACAACCTCACCAAACACCCCATCACGACGGAGAACAACTTCGACGTCGCGAAGGAAATGGGGGTTTCCTTTTTTCACTACATTTGGACAGAGCAGCCTGAAACGGGACAGATCACTCGCTCCAACCAGAAGTATCTCTGTCTCCATATTCCCGTGCGGCGTCAAATCCAAACACTGATTAACAAGATCAGTGTTCCGGAAGATAATAAACACGTCGATGAAATGACCGATCAGGTTGCCGGTCCTATCAGTAAGGCCAGCTCTATCTCCATGCCGGAACTCATGGTGCTGTACTCCACGGGGCACGAGGATGTCATCAAAGAGTTTATCAAGTACCGCGGTGGTGACCTGAAGGGGATGCGGGAGATTGATCGACTCATTAACACGACCGGTAACGCCAAAATGTCTGAGGTGGATAAACTGGGGACCACAGTGAAAGCTACGGAAACCTTGGACACTTTATTGCGAGCGATGCATCTGGAAAGCAATTTCTCGGAGAAGTAAATCATGTTTGCTGAAGCACTAAAGGGGTTGGTTCTAGCCTCTGTATCGGTTGTCATGGCTGAAAGCCGTGGTCGAATGATGGTGGCCAATCGAGAAGAAGCACTTTCCGTAGCGGAACAAGCAGGGAAGTGGGTGGACATGTGGGATGCGTTGGGAAAATCGTTTCTCTACCCTGCGTTCTTTTCCAAGTCCGACATCGAAGAGGTATGGGACACCATTGCCGAGAATGATGATTTCATGGCGATGTATCTGTCGGCATCTACGCAGTTCTTCCATCGACTGGGTCGGGTCGATCATGACTGCAAGTTGTCCGAGCTGATTAAACTGCTGCATGAGGATTTCGTGGAGTCTCTGTCTGCGATGTACCCGGGCAGTATCAGCAAAGGCGATGAACGATTCCATGTGGAGACAGGCCTTGAAGATCGCCACCTCACTCCGGCACAGTGGCGATCTGTCTTTTCCGCTAATCCCTGGATGACGCTGGCGGTGGCGATTTATTTAGCTGGGATTGAGACCACAGAATGGCTCCACATCAGCACAGTGGCTCCCTATACTGGTGTCAGTACTGAGGAATAACCCATGTTACAGCGCTTGGTTGTGGAGCTCGACGCACTGCTGGATACCCGCTTAGGTACGATCGCGGGTCTGTATCCCGACATTGCCAAAGAGATTGTAACGGATCCTGAACTCTTCCACCGCTATCAGACTCGACGCAGTGATGAGTTTGCTCGGTTGCATCCTGGAATCAACAACGCGGCTTATCAAATCGCGTATGAGAATCGGGATGTAAACACGCTCAAGCGAAGCACTATTACCGAGATGGTCCCTTTCTTGAGTATGCTGATTCAGGAGATGGAGCGGGCTGAAATCACCGGAGATGCCGAGGTTGATGGGGCGGAGATAATCATTAACACATGGCCTTACCAACTGACGGCGGATGAAACCTACGCCTTTCAGGTAGCCGTATTAACACGTGCCGGGCTACACACTCCTATTACCTCAGTACATTTAGCACCGCACGAAATGACCACGTCACGCATCGCAAAAGAAAAATGGGTGGGGATGATTTCCTACTCACTGGACACGTGGCTACGTGAAACCTTTCGAGTCTACCCGAAGGATAAGAAGCCCGTGTGCGTACCGGCTTCGAGTTTCATCACACCGGGATTACTTATCACGGAAGACGGAGTAGATGACCCCACTAAACGTCAGATGCCGAACGGGGATTCTCTGGATCCGTTTATCGCAACGAAGTGGAACTTTGCGGAGTTGATTGGGATCGTCTTCACCCCGCCGTCGGCTTTTTGTCTATTAGACTTCCGAACAGGATGTCTCAGTGACCCCGAGCGACTAAAGTCCATTGTGACTAGCATGACGGAATCCACGGCATAAGCCCCAGGGGATCCCCTGGGAGCTTAGTTTAGTCTTCGGGAGGTTGGTCACTGCGGGCAGCTTTCTTGGCTTCGAAATCTGCCATGAAGCTATCCGCCGTCATGGTTTGTAGTCCGACATCCAGCTCGCCGGGGACAATGGTTGGTTCCGCCATGTCATCGGGGATTTCAGGTACTGCGCGCGGCGTGGTAACAGCGACCGCGAAGAGATCGACATTACCTGCTTTCTTCAGAACCTCATGAACCAACGCGGCGGCTTGTTTGGACATATCGTCAATCTGCGCCTCGCGTTTGGATCGAATAGATCCCAGCGCGGTACGATCCATGGAGTCCAGAACCGTATTCAGCGTGATGACTTCTTTGGGGTCATTAGGTAAGCTTTCACCATCGTTGGTTAGCTTACTGACAACTCTTTTACGCAGCCGTTGAGTAAAGTCCAGTATGGATTCGTCGCTCAGCGGGGCGTCTGTGGATATCGACATAGTTCACCTCGCGGGTGGGAAGGGGTCATAATATCCATGGACATATACATACACACTACCTAATGGGATTCCGGTTGAGGAGAGTGATATGATCTCAAGGTGGGTGAGACACTGGGTTGGGGTCTGGTACACCTTTTGGCAAAACCGTCGACTCACTAAGCTCCCGGATTACCAAGAGGGCGCCGATGCGATTGCATGGCTACATGGGTTCTCGCTCTGTGTTAGTCCGCATCTGTTACGGATGTACGCGGGTGATCGACGCCTGAGAGAGATTGAAATGGATCTTCGGTCGGCGTCAGCGGTGAAATTGATTGCGTGGTTGGATGCATTCATTGATCTCGTGAGAGAGGGGGTGGTGAGCGATGGGGAGTCGCAGAAGTACGTACCAAATACTATGTTGGCCGAGTTGGCTAACGTCCATCGGGTGAACCTGGATACCTATCTGGTGTCCAACATGGGGGGGCGTGTCGATCCTGTGGAATTCTTATTGGTTCTTCAGGATAGATTACAACAGTTGAATAACGCCTTAATCGTCTACGGGGGAGGGAGATATGGGCGGTACTACCAGCGTAAGCTTGCGATTGTCCATCAGGACCTTCTCTACTTACTGAGAGGGTTGCTGAACGCAACAGCACGCGAATGAGTAAAGCAAACAGTTTGGGAGAGAAGCTGGAGAAGCCCGATAAAGGGTTTCGTGATGCAACGGGCGTACTGGGGAAACTGTTTAGTGTCATCTGTCGCGATCTGGGGGTTACCGAGTCGCTGATGAATGACCGCATTCAGCAGTATATCAATAATCCGGTGAACGGAGTGCCCGCGGATAACAAAGCGCGCTCCAGTGAGCGAGGGAATATCATGAAAGACCTTGCTGCACCGGATATGACGTGGAAGAAGTTCCTCAAGTTCCTGCGTATCATGACACCGAAACACGTGCGCTTCGAAGTACACCTCGGGTGGAGAAATAACCTGGAGACCGTACACAGTCTCCGCGTCGACATGGCCCACCTGAAGGAATATGGAGAATCTGTTATTGCGACCTCAGAAGAAACCGAGGAACGCGATTAATGAGGGAGAGAGGGGGATAACCCCTCTCTTTTTTTGTGCCGCTATAGGAGCACCACCATGGGAAAAACCATACCCACGACCTTTACCACGGGTCCTAAGGACGATGTTGCTGTGGTGGATGTCTACAAGGCCACCGAAGCTAAACCCACCAATACCATTGTTGAATCCATTACCAGCACCGTCAAAGACGCCATTGCTCAAGTACAGGGTGGTGTAAGCACCACGTTGGATGAAGCCAATGTACTGTCATTGGCTAAGAAGCTACAGTCCGGTGAACTAACCAAGGATGAAGCCCTCAAGAAAATCAACGACGCCACCTCGGGGGCTTTAGCAAAGCTTCAGTCACTATCAACCCTGAAGGACCCCATCGTTACGGATTTGCTAAAGTCCGTAGGCTTCAGTGATAAGCATGCCGATATCATCAAGGGAGGTCTTGGGTTACCGGGTGCGGTTGATCCCGCTAAAGCGCTGTTGGATGAAAACCCTAAGTTCAAAGTGCTCTACGGGGTTGCCGGAGAAATCAAATCCAAAGGGAATCCAACAACCGCAGCGGGGGCGTTAGAGCTTCTGAAAACGGTCACTGGGAATAGTGAAGTCGCCAACATCACTCATTTGGGGGATGAGTTTGCAATGCTGGGAACAGCTATGGCTAAGTTGTCCGAGCTGAGACTACCCGAACTCTATGACTCCATTGTGGCTAAGATTGATGGGGCCGAGGAAAAGAAACGGTTTCTTTTGTCCATGGCCAGACAATTGGCTGAACACGGCGATGTAGCTGGGCTGACGAAGGTCATGGACGGTGGGGTGACGGCTGGCGCTATTCTCCACGAGGTTCCGAACATTATAGCACTCTTGTTGGCTAATTACCGCCTACCTACCGGGGTTTCTAAACCCACCATGGTTGAGTACAACGCATTGATCAACTTGGTAGTTCGCATCAGTACGCACTGGAATCAAGGGTTGAGGAATGGGGATTGGTTTCCTGATTTGGAAGTATATCAGCAAGTGTCCAGCGATGGGAAACGTGTGCTGACGCTGAATCCGATTCACGCTGTATTGATTCATTACGCCCCATTGTTTCCCAAGCGTCCAGTGCTGGAGTTACTAAAGGGGTTTTATCCCCACGCGGCCATTGGCTGAACATCAACGACATAGGTCCGGGGATTGCTCCCCGGACGTCTATGCGTTTAGTTAACCACCAACGAGTTGTTGTTGCGAGTAAAGATACCAAAAGCATGACCCACGATGCGTGAGGGACCTCCCTCATCTAACGACGAGGCGAAGTGAGCTTTCGTGAAGTGAGTATCGAAGGCTTGGTATGCCCGCGTGAGATTCAAGAAGAGTTTCCGTGAGCGATAGATCTGGTCAGCCGTAGATAGATTTCCCAAAACTGCCATGTAATCCATGAAAGGGTTTTCATCCGTAAAGATTCCATCGATAACTTTAGAGACCCCCTCGGCTACAAACCCTGCCCCTTGTGCTCCAGCGGCGCCTGCTAACACGGCACCATAGGGACCCGCCACAGCACCGCCCGCTATCGCTCCACCAACACCGCCCACAACCTGAGCAGCAGCTTTAAGACCGGGGCTGCCGTTATCGATGGGGACATGCATGATGGAGGACATATCGGAAACTTCGAAGGTCACGTCAATGCCCAGTACTTCGTTATTACGAGACCATCCCATTTCTCCGGTACCTCGTGTGATACGAAGGGAGGTAATCATGCCGAGCTTGATTTGCTGGCGGCCGCGTGAGAACAGTTGACACAGGAACGGGGAAGTGTAGGAATGTCGACCTGTGGATATTGGAAGGGCTGCCGCTAAAAGCGTCGCCAATGGGATCATGATGTTTTGGAAACGAGCTTGCTTATTACCTGCCCAACTCCGTAACTCGATCGTAAAGCTGGCTGACGGGAAACTGGACGAGGAACTGGACCAGTGTTTAGGGATGTCTACAAATCCACCCCCTGCCAGTGCCATGAGTCCGGACATTCCAACAGAATCCACAGCTCCCTTGAACATGTCCTTCACAGCCGTCACCGCGCTGTCTACAATCCCTAGACCGGTTTGACCTCCACTCAGTGTGAAGTTAAGCTCCCGTGCGCCGCCTGACGCACCGTTGAAGGTATTCGCAATCTGCGGAGTGTCTGTGCTATTGGAGAAGCTCTCTTCGATGTTGGGTTCGTAATTGACCCGGTATCCAATCCATCGTGAACCATCTTGCTGCTGAGCTTTGTAATAGTCCAACATACCGGGTTTACGCCCATAGCCTTCTTGCGATTTCTCTTCCCCGTCACCGGTGGTGTTAGGGATATAGCGATCGCGTAAGGGAGTGGCTCCGTAATTGGGGGTTTGTTCAGCCGCGGGGGCTTCCGACCCCGGGGGGGTTTCTGCTGCCTGAAGTTCTGAAACATCCGTGTTGATTTTGGCAGCGATGGGGTTATCGCGCAGGTTGGTTTTATCCCCCAAAGCACTCCTGTGATACGCGTCCAGATAGTCTTCAATGCGTTGCTCCGGCCAGGGGTCCATGATTCGCTTATACATCCACGTTTTCATAGCCTGCGCCATCGAAGTCGGATCATTGTCCTTACCTTCCAGAGCAATCAGTTCCGAATATCGAACATTGGACATACGCTGTGCGCGGGTGGCAACGGCGTAGATATCGATCCCGCCGCCTTTGCGATAGATGTCAGGATCGCCATTACGGTGAGCGTAGTCAATGTACTTCTCGTTCTGGTCCAGTTTGGTGTCTTCGATACTGTCCCCAGTCTTTGAATTGTAGATACGGGGAACGATCCCCATATTGACACCGATCTGGTTAGCAATGAAGTTGCAACGGTTCCAGAAGAGCGGCATGGTTTCCTTGAAACGGTAGTAGCTACTACTGGGTCGGAATAGCAACAGTCTTGCTACCCAGAACCCCAATAACACGGGAAAAGCCATCACCACGGACATGGAGATTACGAACCCAGCGGCACGGCCAATATAGTAACTTACAGATCCACGACCTTCATTGGCTAGGAGCGCTGCGTCGTTGTTGAAGAAGCCTGTAAAGAAACTGATCATGCCGTTGTATTCAGGGACGCCGAACGACATCATGATCAATTGCTGGTTGTCATCAATCTGCTCAGAATAGAAGTCACCCATACCCAGATAGGTACGACCTGAATTACTGACACGTCCATCCAAGCCTTTGGACTTGATATCGCAACTCTCGGTATAACTGGGGAGTGGGTTAATCGCAAAGTTACCCCCCAGACGAGTGTCGGTGAACTTTTGTTTGGCACGAGTATGCAGCCGCCATTCCTGAACCTTAGCCGGGAGGTGAGCGGTGGATAACATGAAGGTACTCAGTACCCACTCGCTATCGGGTTTTAATCCAATAGCGTCTTTTACGGGATCAGCAGACATGGTCTTCTCTCCGAATGTCTTGTTCTGGATTCATAAATGACGCCGTAAAGTCCAATTTCTTTCAGATACATATCACTTAAGTAGAGAGTCGGAATCATCCGACGCCTAAACCAAGTCCGTAGGAGGACATCGCTATGACAACTTTCACAACTACGTATACCGAAGGTGAAACCGCCTTCACCGTCACCCACTCCGGCAGCGGACCCCTGTTTGCAGCGGGTGCTCCTCAGTACGAGGACGACCTGAGTACTGCTACACTGCATTATGGGGATCCTCATGACGTGTGTCTTGAGGAGATTAAACAAGCTATTGAATCTGAAACCCCACCCACACGTTTCATGCACTCCTATTACGCTTTAGTGCGGACAGGAGCCGCACCAAACGTCCACTACTTTCCCCTGCCGATTGTCATGGAACAGGTCCTTAAAGGGACTGCCCCACGATGGATGCGCAAGCGGTTTACCGAGATCAAGAAGCATCTTGGTCTCGACTAATCACGGGAGCCTTCGGGCTCCCTTTTCTTTTTGCCTGAATCCACTTTTTTTCAGATACATACTACAATAAGGACAAAGTGTTATCAATCGCTAGGACTCATCTGCTAACGACAGAGGGTCTGTGACCAGTTACTCAGCTAACGACTGAGAGCCAATCACGCGAACGAGATACTTGCACCCCTTATACCCCACAGTCCGTAGGAGGACTTATCGTGCCAAATTCATTTCCAGTTGTTATGGGCCTTGCTATTATGTGCGGGCCGGTTCTTGTATGGCTGATGGATCAATTAATTAAGCCGGATCAAGGGCGCTTCCGCGCCGCTCTTTTCATGGTCGCCTGTGCGGCGGCCAGTGTCCTCACCGTGTGGGTTCTGTCCCACGGTGTGCACATTGTCCTCAATTGAGGACAAAAAAGAAGGGTGAGTTAACACCCTTCTTTTTTGTCCTAAACCCAACAGCATAACTCCCTCCTAGGTTTCCCTAGGAGGGAGAGTGCTTATGCCGTTACACTTTCAACATTGACACCGGAGGTTTACCAGAAGGTGCGGCGGGTGCTGGAGGGGTCCCTCCGGCAGCCTTACCACCAGGTCCTGACTTCTCAATCCGCAGAAGTGTTGCGTCAATGTTTCCAAGTTTAGCATCCATACTCTTTTGGACGTTGAGTTGATCCCGCATGATGTTGGCAACTGCGTCCATGTTAACTGCGCCGCTACTGGCGGTTCCGCGTTGCTGTTCGCTTTGTTTAGCTTGAGCAACTTGCGCTGTGCCAGGGGACGTAGTTGGAGCAGGTAGTGAGGTGGGTGACTTAGCCGCAGCAGACCCAACCGTGGTAGCCACAGGGGTCGCTGATGACGCCGGAGTTGCCGTAGGGGTCGTCGTAGGGGTTCCTGGTGCTTTAGCCGACTGCGCTAACGTTTTGACGGCTGCAGCACCGCCAGGCGGCGGAGGCGCCTTTTCATCTGCCTTAGCAGCGGTTCCTGCCTTAGCGGGGGCGTTGCTAATACTATCCAGCGTGCCTGCATTAACCTTCGCTAGAAACGCTTTGTAGGCCTCCCCACGATGGTCTAACCCAATGGTCCCCCCATTGATAGCTTTGGTGACCTTAGTCAGATCACCGCTATTCAGTGCGTTAGCATTAACCCGTGTGCTGAAATACCAAGCGGCTGTTTTAGCCCCGATGTCGGGATCTGTCACCAGATCGGGGTTACTGACCAGATCTATTCCCAGTGCTTTACTGGCCATGGAATAGTTGCTCTTACCCGTGAGTTGAAGAGGTCCGCGTCCGCGATACTTCCACCCATCACCGGGTTGATCATTCCCCATGCGGCCACCGTAGAGGAACTCAGCAATCGCGGGAGGGCCTCCCTTGACGACTTGTTCCACCGCAGGTCGACCCGCTGTCTTGGCGCGGGAGAAGAGTTTCATTAGTGTGTCAACTTTGTAGTTCAGGTTTTCACTCACTACTTTGAAGCCACCGGATTCCGTGTGCATTTGTCCCAAATACATGGCCAATCCAGCAGGAGTTGTTACGCCAGCCATCTTGGCGTACTTCAGTACGTTTTGATAGAGCGCGTTGGAATCCACCTTAGCAACCGCTGAGGCTACTTGACCACTGACGGATTTACCAAAAGCCAGTGCTGCTGACGCAGCGCCGCCTACGCCACCCCCAGCCGCCTTATTAGCGGCGGCCGCATCGCCAATCGCAGTAGATGTAACATCCACGGCAGCATTGTATCCCTTCATTAGCATACGCCCACCCGCGGCAAAACCGCTAGCGGCGGTACCTAACGCGTTCTTGGTAGCATCATACGCCGTACCAAAAGCTTTCTTAGTACTGTCCCAAACCCCACCGGTATCCTTCTCCACCTTACCCGTGGCGCCCTTACCTCCCTTCTGACTAGCCAAGGCTTCGTCATTAGCTTTGGCATTGCGCTTGATTAGACTGATGGCGGAATCATAAGCATCGCTGACGTCATCATCATCGTCCAGCGGGACTTTGTCTTCATCGCCAAAGGGGGACATCATGTAAAGATACGGAGAGCTTCCGCTATAGGGGAAGTTGATCTTAGGGAGATATTCCAACTTCTGTGCGGTACTCAGAGTTTTATCCGCTTGAGTAATATCTTTCTTCTTGGTCATGTTGTAGTAAACGGTGACATGAGACAAGAAGACCGGTTTGAAGCGTCCCGTAAACCAGCTAATCCATTTCTCAACCTGTTTGGGTTCCTTTTCATTAACCCCGAAGATCTGGAGCAGGGTCTGCATCGTAACGCCCTTGCCGAGGGTGGCGGGACCGCTGGCGGATACTTGCACCACTTTCAGCAACGCCTGTTCCAACTCGATGATTTTCGGGACTCGCTTTTCATCGTCGCTATTGAAGCCATACTGAGCCATTCGGAACTTAGCGATGGGAGTGTTGGGTTGGTTGTAGTACTTGTACAGCTTATAGCCACCATAGGCAACAGCAGCAGCGGCAGCAACCGTCAGCGTTACGGGTGATGTGAGTACAGCGACAGCGCCTGTTGCGATTGCACTCCCCGCGGAAGCCAGGAATGGCAGCGCTCGTGCTCCCCAAGTTAGTGCTTTCCCTACACCGGAGTTTAGTAGCTTAGCTCCTGTCTTCACAACGCTGGCAGTCTTCATCAAGGCTTTGATAGACCCTTTACCCAAGAAGCTGGTAATGAGTTTCACCGTCCCACTGATTTTCGTAAACAGAGTTGTCACACCACCAATTAACAAAGGCAGCATGTTCTTCAGGCTATCGAAGATCGAAGCACCTTTCTCCTTGACTTTGTCTTTCCCGCTCTTAAGGGCATCCAAGAGTTTACCAAAGCGACCTTCTTTCTTGGCCTTTTCTCGGGCTTGCTCCTGTTCCTGCCAGCTCCCGTCGCGCAATCCATCTCCGTCCGAGTCGTTGGATTTGGATTTTTTCTTACTGGCGGGTAGACGATCGTTCAGTACGTTGTAGATAGCATCCAGTTTGGAGACGATAGGTTTGGTAGATCCAAACAGACTGACGCCGGCTCCGCTGAAAAGTCCCTTCAGCATACCCAGTCCGCCACCCAACATCTTCTTGAGCATATCCGCGCCCGTCCCAGCCGCTTTCAACGCGGCTTTGCCGAATTGAATGGGGATAGCAGCAACCTTGGCGACACCGGAGGCAATTCGCGACATGAGACCCTTGATAGGACGTCCTTTAGAGTCCACCAAACCCTTCTTCATGTCTTCAACCGTGAGGACAGTGTTGTTATCCTCATCGATAATAGCGCCGGTCAGTTGACTGATCTTGGTGACGACTTTACCCGTAGACTTCAGCCGATATCCACCTTGCCGCATCACTCTGGCAATGATCCGTGGCTCTTCTTCTCCCGCGACGTAGATGTCGTGGGGGATTTCCCCATAGCGCAGGACGTTCCCAATCAGCTTCTTACCCTTTGTCAGCACTTTGGAGAGCGCTTGAAAAGGTTTCCGAGCCAGACTAGCCAGCCCACCAATAGCACCCAGCACACGTTTAAGGAGTTTCTTAGACCGTTTTCCGTAAATGCCTTTATCGAAATCTGCCTGCGTAATCACAAGCTCTTCCGTTTCCAGATCCATGACGGGACCCGTAATGTCTGTCGGAATTTCGATGACTTTCTTGGTCAGCATATCAACGTAGCGACCCTTGCGGATATCTTTCGCTGCGAGCACAGGTTGCTCTTCACCCACAATCCAAACGTCTTGCAGTTTCTTGAGTCCGAACCCTGCCATACTGAGAGCTTTCTTACCCAGTGTTTGTGCAGCAGTGCTAGCCGAACCGATCAGTCCAAAGGCACCTGTGACCCCTTTACGGACGCGGCCAGACCCCCACTTCATGAGTTTCTTACCACCCTTGAGAAGCCCTGACCCGGCTTTCCGGATCCCGCGAACCCCCTTGATGGAAATCCGTTCGCTCAATGATAGTCCACCAATGATATCTTCCGGATCGAGACCTTCACCGACATTGACAGTTTGCAGAGGAACGTTGGGGATCTGCTGGACGACCTCCAGCAATGACGCCATGGTTTGAGACATCTCGGCGTTTTGTTCCGTCAGTCTATCGATAGCGTCTTGCAGTTGCTGGGCTTGATCGGGAGAGGTCGATGAATTACCGCCGTACCCCACCCCGGGGGAGTCTACTCCACGGACTTTATTTCCCATGGTGTTGAGGAACCGGAGCAAGGCTGCAGCACCGGGTATCCGAGACCCTGGGGTATTAACCACGGTTTCCCCATCCGAGACGTTCACGGGTATGGAGTCGCTGGTGCTGGTTCCGGGTCCCCGGATAGGTCCATTACTTCCTTTGGCGTAACTGCGACGAACCGGACCGCCTAAGGCGCGAGACGCGGGAGGGGGATTAGCCGGAACCGGATTCGTGCGACGCCGTCCGGGCTTCGGAAGCCCTCCATCGATCTCGTCGTAGGCTTTGTTCCAGTTGACATTGTAGGTACCGGTTTCCGCATCATAGACGACCAAGCCTTGCTCTTCCAGTATCCGAATATTGCTCTGGAAAGCTTCACCTGCCATCCTTTGCCGGAAGTCCGGAAGCTCTTCACGGAGTCGTTCAAAACGCCCTTCCGTATGCATTAGATCGGTTTGCGCCTGTGCTGAACTTTCTCCTTCTTTACCTTCCGGAGTGTATTCAAAACGCTTCTGTAAGAACTTGGAGATCTCTTTACGGTACCGCTTGAGAACTTCTGGATACCCTCGCTCTGCGCCTGCGGCCAGGGTGCCAAGATCCATGTCCTGGAAGTTATTCGCCCGATCGAGTAAATAACGCGCCAGGGCCTTACGAGCGGGAGCTTTGAGTTTCTTGTCGGGATCGATCTGCTCCAGAACGGATTCCATGTTCTTATCGATCTTTTCTTTATCCTTCTTGGTAAAGACATTACCCACCGCGGCTTTACCCGCGTCCGATACCGTCACGAACTTTCCAGTTCGGTGATTGTAGACCATCTCCGGAGTATCGGCTTTCCCGGTGCGGGTAATAGCCAGCTCTTGATGAATCTTTCCTAACCACCCTGGAATGACTTCGACCAAAGTGCGATCCGCTTGGAACGTCCAGTAGGCCGCCTTATCCATCTGGTCGCTATTCCCCTTACGCACTTTGGAATCACGGACTGGAACTCCTAAGTCGGATGCTACTGACTTAAAGATCTTTTCGATCATTTTGTCGATGGCATCGCCAGTTTTTCCACTACCTAATCCCGTGGGTTCACCTGTGACAGGGTCAATTTCTTGACCGGGCGGTTGGCGTCCAAAGAGACCGTAGAGCTGCTTACGCATCTCAACCATTTTCTTCTCAACTTCCTTACCCGTACCCTCCAGTCGTTTAGGGTCACGCAGTGCACCTACTACGGTATCAGGCGCATTACGGATCATCCGGGTTCCCTTAATGCCCATTTTAGCAATCTTGGGATTCGCCTTCAGAAACTCTTGCAGTTTTTTGGTCTGACCTCTGAGTGCAAACCGAAGCAGCTCACCAATACCCTCGTTGGTATTTTCCTGCCGCACGTCGGGATCGTTGTTCATATTGGCCGCCATCTCCAGCCCACCGATCATCTGACTCAAGCTGGTTCCGAGCGAGGCAGCAAATCCTTTGATCTGGCCGGAAGCCGTCTTCATGACTTTTGGGAGAAGGTTGGCAGTGAATTGACTGAAGGGTTCGGACACCCTAGACAGAAAGCGCTCCTTCATGATCTGACCCATGAGTTCACTATTCTGGATCTTAACCGCTTCAGGCAATGCCGTGTTCTTAATGATCAACTCGTAGGAACTCTTGTGAAGCCCGAGCTGCTGCTGATTGAGATCGACCAGCTTCCGAGTGGCAAAATAGTGTTTGTATTGCAGCTCCAGGGTTTTCTTTTGATACGCCATAGTCACTTGGTCTTGGTAACTGACCATGCGATTAATGGAGTTAGAAATCCCGAGCAGTAATGATAACTGCCCTTGCTGCAATTTGTTTTGAGCGATGTTCTGGACGCGTTCTTCCGACCGCGTTTCTTCAGCCTTCTTTTGCTGAGCTTCTTGATAAGCAACGAAGATCCCCGAGAGTCCGGCGGATATCTCGTTACCTTCCGCGTCGTAACTTCCTGACCAGCTACTGCTCTCCTTCTCAACCAGTTTCTTGAGCTTTTCGGTCAGCTTCTTGGGAAGAACCTTCTCAGCGCCCGGAAGGGCGATACGTGCGCCGCGTTTGAGCTCATCCTTAATAGGCTTAGCTTCATCGGCGGCAATATTGTATAGTTCTTTGAGGTTGTCAGCCGTTGTGTCGGCCGCTTCCAGCAGAGTTTGGTATTCCTTAGGAAGCGCTCTTTTTAGCAGCTT